TCCCCAGCCGGGCGCCGCCCCCGGGGGTGTCTTCGACGGTGACCCGCCCCCCTACCGGGGTCGGTGGCGGCCGCGTTGGGCTTCGGCCTGGGTTTTCTGGTCGTGGTGTGGGCCGCAGAGGCTCTGGTAGTTCGTGGGGTCGTATTTCGAGCCGCCGTCGGCGATGTTGTGAATGTGGTCTGCGGTGACGGCGAGGCGCATGCAGCCGGGTGTTTGGCAGATGGGGTGGTCGCGGAGTTGGCGGTCGCGGATGGCGCGTTGTCGGCGGTCGGTTCCGCTGTTGCCGTAGCTGGAGCCTTCCCAGGCGGGGCGGCATGCGCAGCGTTTCTGGCCGGCGGGGATGATCTTGCGGCAGCGGTTGCAGACTCGGCCGGGCGCGGTGGGCATCAGAGTTGGTGGCCGCGTTGGGCGACTTCGCGTGCGGCTGGTGTGTCGGGTCGGGGTCGCCAGTGTTGGCCCATGATGCGGTAAAAGCAGGCTTCGGCGTCGTCGATCTCGAGGGCGAGTTGTCCTCGTGCGTTCGACTTCTCGAGGTCTCGGATGACGGTGACGCGTGGGAGGAGTTCGCGTTCGAAGCGTTGTCGTTGCTCGGGGCTGATGTGGTGCCCGGCTTGGATCTCCTGGCTGACTGCTGTGATGCGGGCGACGAGCATCCGCCACTTGTGGGCGTAGTGGTTGTCCGGAATGGCCTGCATCAGGCCACCTTCCAGAACCGTCCGCAGCTGTCGCACTTCTCGATAGTGAGCGAGTTGTCGTTCGCGTCGTAGTACACGTGCTCGTCGTGACGATGGAGCCCCAACCAGCAGAGGAGAACCTGCATCAGTCGGCGCGCTTTGGGTAGCGGACTGGGATTGTGGTTGTCACCTTAGATGCGCCGCTGCTGCCAGCCAGTACTTCGCCGTCGGCATCGGTTCGGAGGTAGGTGACTTCGACGGCGCCGTAGCGGATGACCGTCTCGGTGTTCTTGTCTGGTGCGATGCCGAGGAACTCGAGTGCGCGCACGATGTCTTCGGATTGGATCTCGTCGGGTAGCTCAGGCAGATGCATCAGCGGGTCTCCGAGGTCGTTGATCTTGGCGAGGAGGTTCCGTGCCGCTTCCGATCGGCTGGTATCGGGCAGCGTGTAGGTGCACAGCACCTGCGGACCTGGTCGGAACACGCTGGTCCTGCTCGGGTCGACGCGCCCACCAGCCGCGAACTCAGGCAGGCGCACGTCGTTCCCTCCAGTTCTCGAGGTCGCCGTAGCGGGGCCGCATGTAGAAGCTGTTGCTGTCGTCGGTGAGGGCGGCGACGATTAGGTCGAATGCTTCTGTGGCGGTGTGGCCTTGGTCGGCGTGGTGGGCGATCAGCTGGTGGATGGTCTCGTCCGGGGGGATGAGGTCAGGGCCCTCGTCGGTGTTGGCGACGCTGGGCTGGTCGAATCCGAGGCTGTCGCCGTCGTTGGTCCATAGGGTGCCGGGCAGTCCGGATGGGGTGGCGATGGACACCCATCGGCCGCGGCCGGTGCGGTTGACGTTGTAGGTCATCGGCGTGCTCGCTGTCTGGTGGCGCGTTCTGCCTTGGCGACGTCGATCAGCCGGAACAGGTTGCGGCCGTTGTCGTCGAGGCCGGACGGTTCGAGCTTGTTGCGCTGCACCCATTTCCGCACGGTGGCGGTGGACACTCCGCAGAGGGTGGCGGCTTCGGTGGTGGTGATAAGGGAGTCGATGCCGTCGGGGGTGGGGACTTCTCGGGGCATGTGATGCGCCTCCGGAATGACGAAACCCCCGCCACCTGAGTAGGTGCCGAGGGTTGTGGACACACGTGTGTCACTGGCACCAGTGTGACATGTCACGGGGATCGTTGTCATGCGGCGGCTCCGGTCAGCGTGTCGAGGGTCATGCGGATGAGGAGTGGGTAGTGCTCGTCCTTGATGGAGTAGCCGCAGGCGTCGCAGACGATGAAGTCCTGGCCGATTCCGGCGATGCGTTGCAGGGTGCGGAGTCCGCAGTCGCTGTTCGGGCATGGGATCGGGAGGGTGTAGCGGGGTCTGGATCTGCAGGTGCGGTTTCGGATGTCGCGGTGGGTGTCGAAGAGTTCGTCGAGGGCGTCGTCGTCGACGGCCCATTCCCACAGCCACGGTGGTTGCAGGTGCATCTGGTCGAGCGGGACGCGGGCGGCGAGCATGTCGTCGAGGCGGGGTTCGAGGTAGTGCCAGGCGGCGACGATGACCTGGCGTTCGGTTCGGACGCGGCGGCCTTCGCCGACCATCGGGGTGGGGCGGGTTTCGTCGCGGCGGTCGGCTTCGAGGTCGTGCCACGACCAGAAGAGGTCGGCGATCTGGCGGCACTGGTCGGATGCCCATTCGGCGGGGTGGCCGTAGGTGCGGACGTTCGAGGTTCGGCCGCCGCCTGCGCCGGCGGGTACGGGCAGGGTGTCGTGGAGGTCGATCCAGTCTTGGATGAGCCAGTACAGGGTGCGTCGCAGCTTGGCGGGGGTGACTTTGCGGCGCGGTGCGGGGGTGCGGGTCACGCGGGTCACTGCTGGTGGTGTCCTTCCCAGAGTCCGATTCCGACGACAAGAAGCAGCGCAACGAGTAGCCCGCCGATGATCACGATCAGCGCCGAGATGACGCCCATGACGGCGAGCTCACCCCATTCGCGTCGACGTGCTCTCCAGGTCTTGCCGATAAGCACGGGTTCGGATGACTTGGGGTGCAGCGCAGCGACGATCCTCGCTTCCGTCTCAGGCGCATCGGCCAGGAAGTCCCCAGCCGGGTGGAAGTCGTCGATGAGGGCGGTGTCGAGCTGGTCGGGGTCCAATCCGAGCGCAGCGCAGATGATCTCGAAAGTCTCGGTGAGTGCTTCGTGGGCGATCGTGGTCATATCGACCGCGGGGATGCGGCGTTGCCAGTAGGCGACGATTTCGCCAAACGAGGCGTCCGCGGGCAGTGGTCGGTGGAGGGTGGGGACTCGGTTCACGATGCGTATCGGCCGAGGTAACGCTCTCGTATGGACGTGTTCGTGGTTGGGGTCGACGTTCAGTCGGACGGTTTCGTGCATCGTCACCACTCCCCTTCGCAATCGCAGACGTGGTTGCCGCGCAGGACGGCCCACGCGGTGGACGCCCGATCGCGGGCTTCGCGGATCGCAGCGCGCGCCCGGTATCGCCAGGTGCGTTCGTAGGCTTCGCGTTCGGCACGCTTCCGGGCACGGGCGCGGTCGTCGGCGGCACGCTTCTCGAGGAACGCGTCGACGGCGTCGGCGGGATACCCGCACACGTCGATCAGGTGGTCCCGGACCGAGAGCTCCGGCGGCCGCTCCTCGTCGGGCACGAAGTACTCGATGTATCGGGAGACGTAGCAGTCGTGGTCGTACGCGATTGCGACCCTGTCGATGTCGGCGACCTCGTACCCCTTGTCGATGAGGTAGTCGCGACTGGAGACAGTGTGCTCGACCTCGGTCGCCTGAATTCCCAGGGCGTTTCGGATGGTGAGCTCGCGCCAGATCCCGAAGGAGGTCACGTTGTACGCCGACGTGTCGAGTTCGATGGGCTTCTGTCCGGTCACGGTGTCTCCTCGAGGGTGAGTTCGATGCGGGGTCGGGTGGGGTCGAGGCGGATGCGGTAGCGCTCTTCGGTGACGACGGTCCAGTCGTCGGCGGGCAGGATGCCGGCGTCGACGAGTCCGTCGATGGCGGCCTTGGCGGTGAGGGTGAGTGACCCGACGTCGCGTTTGCGGCGGTCGGGGACGAACCAGGTGCACGTCGCGGTGACGGCTGATTCGCGCAGGGGCGCGAGTTTCGCGCTCTTCGCGAGCCAGCACGCCGTGGTGCGGATTTCCCGCGTCAGGCGGGCCTTGGTGTGCCGGTCGGGGCGCTGGTTCGGGGTAAGCGGTGGCCGCGGGTACGGCAGCACGATCGTGGCGGTCACAGCCGGCCCCGCTTCCGCAGTCGTTGCGCGAGACGATTCGCTGCCCATGCAACGCCGAGGGCGACCTCGCGGAGCTGGTCTTCGAACCACCACCCGGGCGCAGTGAACCAGTCCCACGCGACGTCTGCGGCGCTGGCGGCCGGTTCGTCGTCGTGCTCGCCGCGCGCGAGCTGCCAGTCGACGAGCTCGTCGATCTCGGCGTCCCGGATGACCGCGTCGATGCGGTCGAGGACGTCGTCGTGGTCGGTCATGCTCGGCTCGCTTTCATGCCGTCGGTGATCCGTGTGGTGCAGGGGATCTTGCGGGTCATCTGGGTGGCGAGGTTGACGCACGCTTCGTCGGGTTGGGCCTGGCATGTGCGGCACGGCACGGTGATGGCGTCGTGCTGCTCGTAGGCCGGCCAGATGGGTGTGCCGTCGGCGTCGCCGATCGGGAGGCCGCCGAGCTGCCCGTCCGGTGCTGCGATGGCGACCTGCTCGCCCTTCTCGCGTTCGGCGCGTTCGCGGCGGATCTTGCGGGCCGCGGTGATGACGTCGCCGACGCGGACGGTCGTGGCGCCGGGCGCGCTGTAGTGGGCGGTGACCGCGGCGATGGCATCGGCCTGGTCCAGGCCGTGGGGTTCCATCGCTTCGGCCCACGCCTGGATGCGGGCGGTGTCGGCGGTGACGCGATCGTCGAAGATCTCGGCCCGGGCGAGGGCGGTGCCGGCGGCGCGGATCGCCATCTCCGAGGGGGCGGTCATGCTGACTCCCGGAACTCGGCGATGAGCGCTTCGGTGGCTGCGAGGGTGTCGACGGCCCGCAGCGTCGCCTTCGTCGGCTTCGGATCCGGTTCGGCGGATCTGGCGGCCTTCGCGACGAAGTGCGGGATCTGAGAGGCGTACACGCGGTCGGAGCCATGCCATGCCTTGACGCCTTCGGCGATCTGGTGGGGCGAGATGCCGTCGGCGATGAGCTGATCGACTTCCTGGGCGACCTCGATGCGCATCTGCGAGGGGATGCCGCCGCCGGCCCACCGGTTGAACTCTGCGGCGAATCGGTCGGCCTCGGCGCTGCGCGACGTCGCGTTGAGATCCGCGATGCGTCTCGAGGCTCGCGTCTTCCGCCGCGCGACTTCGCGGCCGCCCTGGTGAGTTACGTCAGAAACTGCGGGAGGGGTGCCCTGTTCCTCTGTTCCCCTGTTCCTCTGTTCCCCTGTTCCAGGCGCGACATTTCGCGAACCCTCGCGAGGGCTCGCGAGGGACTCACGAATTTGGGAGTCCTTGTAGTTCATCGTGCCGTCTGGCCTGGGCAAACGTCCCGGCTGTGGCTTGTCGACTCTCTGGATGCTCTCCCAGAACGCCACATAGAGCAGCGAGGTGCCCTCGTGGTCGTACCGCCACACCAGACCGGCCTCATGGAGTTCGGAAATCGCTTCGGACACCCTCGCGAGGGTTCGCGAGGGCTCGCGAATCAGGTCCCGCTGGAACAGATCCCCGATGATCAACTCGATGTCGTCCTTGCCGACACCGTTGTCATCGACGAACGATTCGAGGCCCTTCAGGACCAGCCGGGCGTCCCACGACACAGACGCGATGCGGTGAGATCGCCAGAACTCTGGCTTCGTCGATCGGATACGCACTACGGCTTCACCTCCTTCTGTTGGTCTGCGAGGCGGCACCGCGCGCACACGCGGACCGTCCACTGCTGCACGCGGGATCCGCATCGCTCGCAGTGCGGGAACGCACCTTTCGGCATCACGTGTCACCGCCGTCCGAGCTCGCCCACGGGTCGACCGCGGGCGTGATGTCGGTAGCGTCGGGCGGGTAGACGGTGCGGATGTCGAATCGGCCAGCCTTCGCGCTGCGCCCGGCCTCGCGCGCTTCTATCTGGTCGTCGAACGGGCCGATCAACGGCGGGCCACCGTCACGGCGGTGAGCGAAGTCGACGACGTAGCAGTCAGCCATGGATGGTCCCTCGATCGACGGACAGCCGAGCGCGGTCTCGTGCGGCAAACTCCACCCCATGAGTGATGTTGTGAAGACCTTCAGGGGCACGGTGACCGTTACGTTCGCGGATGGGTCGACTGAGACGTACCCCGGTGGTAACGCCGTGGTGTATGAGCACGCGGGGTTGCTCAAGGTGACCGATGCCAGCAAGGTTGATCACCTGTTCTCCCCGAACTTCTGGTCCTCGGTGACCGACGGCACTCCCAAGAAGCCCGCGAAGCCTCGAATCGGGACCATCTACTGACATCACCGCACCTGCTCTGATGTGACGACGAGCCCGTACCGGTCGTGATGGACGTCGAGGAGCCGCCAGAAGGTGACGGTGCCGTCGTTCTCGAGGCGGCTGATGACGTCGCCGACGCGGCGGGCCTGTCGGGGGTGGGGTCTACGGTCGTCCGCAGTCCTCGTCCCCACAGCCGCAGTGGGTCGGGGGTCAGGCCCTGGTCGGCGTTGGGAAGCTTCGACCAGGGCCGTTCTCGCGGTCGGGGCGGTCATCGCGCGATCACCTCGTAGAGCGCCAGCGGTCCGCCCTCGCGCTCGCGGGCGCGCTGCTCGTAGTCGTCGGCGACCGCGGTGAGTTCGGCGTCCCTCGCCAGCCGTAGCGGCGACCGGTCACCGGCGTACCGGCGGCGGCCGCACCGGCAGAAGGTGCGGAACTCCCACGGGTTGAATGTCTCGGGCGGGTGGTCGTTGTCGGCGCACCGCTGGCGGGTCTCTGCCTCGCCAGGTAGCGGCGGGATCAGTTCGTGCTCGGTGAAGGCCATCATTCGTCACCCGCAACTTTGAGGAACGTGATCCAGTGAGTGCGAGCAGTTTTGCCGCTCCTATGACCCACGAGCGGTGCGTACGGCGTGAGCTCCAAGACCTCACTTACCGGGATCTGCGTCTCGTTCCATTTGAAGATGAGGACGCCGTAGTCGTCGAGCACGCGGAAGCACTCAGCGAAACCCGCCGCCAGGTCGTCCCGCCAGGTCGGTGACAGCCTCCCGTACTTCTTCCCCATCCATGCGTTCGCTCCGACGCGGATGAGGTGTGGTGGGTCGAAGATTACGACCTTGAACGATTCCGTTGCGAAGGGGAGGTTGCGGAAGTCGAGGATCACATCGGGGGTGATGGAGAGGGCGCGGCCGTCACAGAGAACGTGTTGTTCAGACCGGATGTCGCCGAATAACACGAGCTCGTTTTCCTTGTCGAAGTGGAACATCCGACTGCCAGCAGTGGTGTCGAGGACGGGTTTCATGCGACCCCCAGGGATTCAGCGACGACGCCGACGAGGTCGCGCGCGGCGGGCGGGGTGACGGCGTTGCCGGCCATGCGGACCTGCTCGCGCCTGTTCCCGAGGACGACGTAGTCGCCGGGGAAGTCCATCGCGGCGATGATCTCGCGGGGCTCGAGCATCCGGAACCGGACGTCGTCGATGTCGACGGTCGGACGGTCGGCGTCGAGGAGTGACTGATGGCCGCTGGTGGTGATGGTCCGGATCGGCTCGCCGACGGGCGTGCTCATCTGACCCTGGTCGCCGCGAGCGGTGTTGTTGCGCATCAGGAGTGCGTGCTTTTCGACGGTGGTCACCGTCGGCAGCGGTGCGTCCGTCGACTGGGCGCCGCCCTTCCCGTAGTAGGTGGTGACGAGACCGTGGTGGTTGCCCGACGCGGTGACGGTGGAGAGCGGATCCGACACGGGCCGGTGCTTCGACCCGCCGCCGCGCAGCTCGGCCATGAACGCGAGACCGGTCTCGCTGCGCGTGGTCATGGTCCGCATAGGCAGGTCGACGGGCGCGGCCTGCTTCCCCTCGCGACCCTCGACCGGCACTGCGATCGCCTTCGACATCGTGGTGTGGACGGTGCGGAGCGGGTCGCTGACGGGCCACGCGCGCATGTACCCGTCCGGGCGGCCGTGCCCGGGGTGTCGCGGGTTCGCGGCGTCGTAGGTGTTGCCGGCGGCCTCGATGATCGTCGGCGCCCAGTAGCGGTCGATCCCGGCCTGGATGCGCGCCATCGTCTTCGCGGCGAGCGGCTTCGCGCGGTCGCCGATTCGCTGGCCTTCAAGGGTCCAGTCGATGATGTCGGCGGCCGGACGGTACAGCGGTTCGACGATCGCGTTTCGGCAGCGGACGTTCGGGCACCGGTAGACGTATTGGGCGCGGTACCGGCCCCACGAGCTGCCGGGCTTCTTGAACGCCTGCATCGCGGCGACCGGTCCGCACTCGGCGCAGATCGCGTTCGGCCGGACCACCCGGCCGAGGTCCGGGCGCGGGTTCCCCTTCCGCCAGAAAACGACGTACATCCGATCGCGAGACTGCGGCGCCCCGGGACCGAACGCTTGGGCGTGCATCGAGTTGAGCATGACGATGTGGTGGTCGTAGCCGAGGCAGTCCATCGCCATCAGCCACGCGCGGAACGGAACCCAGTGAAACGCGTCGACAACGTTCTCGACGATCACGGCGCGGTAGTGGTGGACCTCGGCGAACCGCGGGACGTCCCACATGGTCGCGCGGGACCGCTCCGACGCCGCGTCTGGAAGGATCTCGCCGAAGAGGTCCGGCTGTGAGCCAACCCGCTTGCGGCCCTTCGCCACCGAGTGATTCGTACACTCGGGAGACGCCCACAGGATGTCGGTCGTCGGGAAGTACCGCGGATCGATCTGCGACAGGTCCGCGCACAGATGGTCCGCGTCGGGGTGATTCGAGTTGTGGGTCTCGACGGCGAGGTCCCAGTGATTTGAGGCGATCCGGACGGTGACGCCGGGGATGCCGACCGCGCCGGTCGACGAGCCTCCCGCTCCACAGAACAGATCGGTCAGTGTGAGTGTCATAGATCGGCTCCTGTGCCGGTGATGGTGTTGTGCTCGATCGGGCGAGCGTTGCGGTAGTAGGTCCACGCCCAGCCGCCGGCGAAGGCGAGCGCGGCGGTGACCGTCAGCCGGGAGAATCGGCGGATCACCCGCCGCGCCCGCATCATTCGTCCTCCGGTGTGAACGGGTAGCCGAACGGCATGGCGCGCGGCCCGACGAGCCGGATGGCGACGCGGATCGGCGTGCAGGCGAGGCGGAGCAGGCGGCGGATCACGACAGCTTGCCCGCTGCTCGCAGGACGCTGGCGGCGGCCTCGACGGCGTCCCACGCGGCGCGCTCGCCGCGGTTGCGGTCGGGGTGGGTGATGGATCGCGCTCGCCGGTACGCCTCGGTCAGAGAGACGTACGGTGCCTCGCCACCGAAGTCGCGGAGGACCCTTTCGGCCTCATCCGCAGACAGGGCTGATGACCCGCCGCCCCCGGCAGGTAGCTGTTTCCACCCGGTGTACTGCTCAGCGTTCGGGGTGATGCCGTAGCGATCGATCTTGCGGAGCGCCTCGAGGGATAGCGCGATCGCGCGCAGGTTGTCCTGCCACGTCACGAACCGGTCGCAGGGGAACGACAGCGGCCCCTTGGTCGACTCGATCGCGAGGATCACGCCCGGGTGCTCGGGGCGGGCGTTCGCCCGCGGCATCCCGTCGAGCCGGAAGTCCTGCTCTCGCATCGCGATCTGCAGCACCGCAGGCGCGTTGCGTCCCGCCGGACCGAGGTGCCAGAGTTCGCGGTCGAGTAGGTCGAGGGTCGCCCGCCACGGCGCCGAGAACTGCGAGCTGACACGGTTCGCGGTCAGCTTCCCGGGCCAGCGCTCGATCGGCCGCAGCGTCATGCGGGCGGGGTAGTCGGTCATTGGGGTTCCTTGGTGCGTGGTGCGGAGTAGGCGTTGCGGCCGGCGGGGTCGACGATCTGCCAGCGCCGCGAAGCCCAGAGAGGATGTGAGGTGCGGTCGAGCGCGGCGCCGATCGTGGTCGCGTTCTCTGGCTCGAGGACGCCGTCGAGGTCGACGAGGGTGAACACCCCGGACGTCATTGCTCGGACACCAGGCGGCTGTCGGCTTCGAGGCACTGCGCTCGCTGCCGGAGCGACGTCGCGGACTCCCAATGGCGGCTCTCGGGTTGGATCACACCGCTGTCCACGCCGATGCCCTCGAGCACGCCGGCCGCGCGCCGGACCTGCTTGGGATCGGTGTGGTCGACGAGCCCAACGGCGGGCGGCGCGGTCCACCGTGTCCCGTCCCAGGCGAGTTCGCCGGACTTGATGCGCTCGATCAGCCTCTCCGCGTTGCCCGCCGACCGCCGCCACGCCTCGGTGGCGGCGGCCTCGCGGCGCAGAGCATCGAGGTCTTCGACCTCGCCGTCGGCGTAGTGGATCGCGTGGACGCGGTACGGGTTGTCAGTCACCGGAGGGTTCCGCCTGGGCGTCCTGCTCCTCGATGAGCGAGGTGACCGTGTCGATGAGGACCTGTTCACCCTGGGTCTTCAGGTTCTCGAGCTGAGCGGTGACGTGCTCGGTCTCGCTGGCGGTCATCGCCCGGTCTGGATCGGCCCGATTCGGGATGAGGGAGTTGACAACGATCCGGCGGCCGGTTCTGTCGTCCTTCGTCAACCCCGACGCCTCGAACAGAGCGTTGAGCTTCCGGTTCTGGGTTGCACTCGGCCTGACGTCGTTCTCGGCAGGCGCTGCCTCGATGGTCTCGGCGTCCTCAGTGCCCGCAGCCTGGTCGACTCCGAGCGCGGCGGCGAGCCCGGCGGCGCCGCGGCCGCCCTCCTTCTTCGCGGGCTCCTGGTCCGAGACGATCTCGGAGTCGATGACCGCGTGTGCGGCCTCCTCGAACACCACCCCAGAGAACTGGTCCGGGAACGCCTGGCGGCGAGCTGCGGCCTCCGCGCACTTCGCGAGCTGATTGGCCGGCATCTTCGCCCACATCGACGTCGGTTGCGGGCCGTTCGACGTGTTGTAGGTCTGGACGTACTCCGCGTAGTTCGCGATCGCGGTGTACTTCTCGCCGTCGCGGGTGACGGTGAACTTCGCTGCCTTCGGCGGGTTTTCGGCGTCGAGCCACACATCGAGCCATTGGGTGCCGTCGTGCCAGTAAGGGCCGTCGACTTCGAGTTTGATACCGAGGGCGTTGGCGATGCGTCGGCACGCCAGCCGGTATCCGTCGATACCGATCTGGATGGTCTGCTTCATCACCCACTTCTCGTCTTGCTGGCGGGTGTTCGGGTTCCACTCCTTGACCTTGGTCCGGCGGCCGATCATGTAGATCTGCTTCGCGAAGGGGTCGAGGCCGGTTCTCTTGGCCTGGTGGAAGAACACCTTCACGTCGTCGTCGGAGGCTTCCTCGACGCCGAGCTGGGCGAGCGCGGCCCGCTGGATCGGGGTGAACTCGGACTGGTCGGAACGGATGGTGAGTTCGGTCGTGGGCTGGGTCGCGACGGCGCCGCCGGTGGTGGCGATCTCGGTGCTGGTCATGCTGCGTTGCTCTCCTTCGTGGTGATGCTGTCGGGGTCGGTCTTGGTGATCGGGTAGAGCGAGACGGAGCCACGCTGGCCGGGTTGGCGGCGGGCGATCTTCTGCTCGGGGTTGCCGGCGACGGCGTGCTGGGCGTTCCCCATGGCGTCGAGGACCCGGGTCTTGAGTCCGCGGTGCCGCTTGGTGATCGTCTTGAGGTCGGCGTCGGCGGTGAGGAAGTCACGCGCGAGGACTGGGTCGAGGACCGCGGTCGTCCCGTCGATGTCGGGGTGCATCGCCTTCACCGTCTCGTACGTCGACACCGAATTGTCCAGGTCCGGGGGCGGCGTCTTCGCGACGATCGACGGCCACATCGCTCCGATGCGCGCGAACATCGCTGCAGCGAGCCGGGGTTCGTAGTCGACGTGGTAGATCTTCGGCATGCCGAACTGGAACCACACGACGATGTCGGCCGGTTCGGACGTCCACCCGGTGATGTGCTGCTGCGCGATCACCTGAGCGGCGTAGTCGGCCGGCACCTCACCAGAGCCGTCGTCGCCCCACTCCTCCTTGTCGCGTGCGGTTTTCACCTCGACGACCTTGCGGGTGCGGCCGCGCGACGCCCGCAGGTCGAGGGTCGCGAGGTTCGGGAACGGCAGAGTGTCGTTGCGGTAGGCGACCTCGCCTCGAGACAGCCGCCACCCGGGGTTCTTGAACAGCCAGTACTCGCGGGCAGCGAGCTCGCACGCATGCCCGTAGTCGAAGTCGTCCTGCCTCGCCGCGGCGATCGGCTCCGGTTCGACCAGCCCAGCCATCTCGTGCCACACCGTGTACTGCGAACGGAACCGGGATACACCGAGCAGCGCCGGAATCTTCGACGGCGACACCACTTTCCGCCACTCGTCACTCCCCGGGGCGGGCGGGTTCTTCACCTCGATGACGGTCACAGCGCCGACACCTCCAGCAGTAGGTCGGACACCTGGGCGACGGTGCGGCCACACCAACACAGGTCCAGCGGCCCGACACTGGCGAGGAGGTCGGTGACGTGGCTGCGGATCGTCTCGACGTGCGGATCGCACATCGGCCGGGTGAAGGTGCAGCACCGATGGGCGCGAAGGTCCTCGGTGCTGCGGGCGCCGTGCATGGTTACTCGCCACACCGCGGGCACGTCGCACTGACATTCAGGGTGATCGCAGAGCGACCACTGACACGCAACCTCGGCGTCGAAGTCCGGAAGGGCCGCGTCGATCGCGTCCGGGTGGATCGCTGGGGCGGTCATGGACACTCTCCTTTGTGTGCGAGATGGCATCCAGGGCAGATGGTTTCGCCCTTGCGTAGTTCGATGTCGTCCGCCTTGAGGCCGACGAGGCCGCGGGCGCAGTCGACGTGCATCAGGACCGCCTTCCTGTCGCCCGGGTTGACGAGGTGGAAGGCGACTTCCTCGTCACGGCCGAACCACCGGCCGCAGTCGGGGTGCTTGCACTGGCCGGGGAACTTCGCCGGGAACGCGCCGCTCAAGGCGACCTCCTCGCCGCCGCCTCGTGCCAGTCGTTGACCGCGATGATCGTTTCGCTGTCGTGCGCGAGATCGTTGATCGCGGACCCGGCCGCCAGGTTGTTGCTGATCACCCCGGACAGCGCAGTCGCGGCGCCGAGGGCGAGGGTGGCGTGCACCTGGGCGAGATCGATGAGGCGCTCCGCCTTCTGTGTGCGGTCAGCCGGAGCCAACCGCTGGTCGGAGAGCGCCTCATCGACGCCGACCAGCAGCCGCTCGGCCTCGCGGTAGTGGTCGGCCCCGTTCATCGCGCCCCGACCGACCTACCGCTGTCGGTGTACCGCTCCGGGCCGCCGGTGCGGGTGGTCGTGGCCAGTCGACCGGACGCGATGTGACGCAGACGGGGCGAGTCGAACGTGTACTCCTTCAACTCGCCCTTAACGAGGAGTTCGAGCGTGACGCGCTCGCACCCGTGCTGGAAGAAGTGGATCGCGGCGGCAGTCCCTTCGATTCCGGTCTGGTCGTCGCGGTACTTCTCACCGAGCTGGACGTCGCTCGAGTACCTGGTCTTGCTCATCGGTCGAACCTGGTTGCCAGGACGGGCTTTCCGTCGAGGTGCTTCTCGATTTGTTCGATGACGTCGGCCCATGCGGCGCGGAGGATGGAGCGGGTGGGCTTCAGCTTGATCGCGAGCGACAGTTGTCCGTTCTGCACGCGCAGCCGGAACCAGCCCTCCACTTTGTAGGTGTCGAGCCCTTCCCAGGGGCGGATCGCGAGGGTGACGGTCTTCGGGACCTCGAGCTGACCGGACTTCCCCGCGGTGGTGGAGACGTCCTCCTTGTACTCGAGCTGTTGGCCGCCGTCGGCGCGGGAGATCTTCGACTCGAAGCTGCCCTTGCTGGTGGCGCGGATGGAGTCGATGACCTCCATCAGGTCGGCCTGCGCCGGCTCGACGACGGTGTGGAGCAGCTCTTCGACGCGGTCGCCGAACTCTTCCTGCCGGAGGTACTGGCCGGACAGCTGGTGCCAGGCGGTCCAGTCCTGGTCGGCGCGCAGCTCCAGACGCAGGCGGTTGTCGCGGAGTCCGGGGCCGTCGTTCGCGTGATCGTTGTAGACAGCTTCGACGCGGCCCTTCGTCTCGTCACCCCACAGGGTCGAGAAGTCCGGATCGATGCTGTACCGGTCCAGTTCGGCGAGGAACGACGGGACATCGGTGACGAGCCGGGTGCCCGACTCGGCGGACCGCGTCACGCCGGGGATGAACTCGCGGAGGTCGACAACCTCGACCTCGAGGCCCTTCTCGGAGGTCGTCGCGGCGACGACGTGGATGCCTTCCTGGATGTTCGGGCCACCCGGGAGTTCGATCTCAGCGAGCTTCTGCGCATCGTTGCCCTGGACGAACGTTCCGGGTGTGAGCTGGATGCTGGTGTCTGCGGTTGCCATGGGTCAGTTGCCTTCCGGGGCTTGGATCTTCTCGACGGGTCCGTCTTCGAAGAGGGAGGTTTGCTTGGGGTCGTTGCGGTGGAGTTGGCCGTCGTCGTCGGGGAACCACATCGAGCGGCGCGGTTCTGTCGGGATCTTCGCGGCGACCTGGTCGGCGATCTTCACGACGCTGGCGAGGTCTTTGTCGCGGGAGATGGTGAGTTTCACCGTGATCGACCCGGGTTTGCCGGTCTCCATGACGGCCTCGACGACCTGGGCGAGTTTCTTCGACGCCTCGGTGTGCGCTCTGCCCTTCGCGTGCTGCATGAACACAGCCGCGAAGTCCTGCTCGTTGCTGTCGGTCACTGACTTTCCCTTCGTGGGTTGATGATTCGGAAACAGGTGGTGCAGACTTCGCCGCGACACGGGTCACCGCAGCAGCGGCACTGGTTCACCGGATGCGGCCGTGGTCGATGGAGGTGAACTCGATGTCGTCGTCGTGCTCGTCGTCGAGGTCGCGGTCGGTCAGCCACCGTGCGGTCAGCGGGATGAAGCTGGCCACGGTGAGGGCGACGGCACCCCAGAAGAACACCGCGAACAGCAGCGACTCGGCCGTCGGCGTGGTGCGGACGAGGATGATGTCGAGGACGGTGTTCATGCCGGTGATGCCTTTCGGACGCGTGGGGATCTGGGTGACATGCCGGACGGCAGCCGCTCGGGTTGCTGCGGGTTCTGTTGCGGCGCCCCGTCGTCGAGGTTCGGCAGCAGACGGTCCTTGAACTTCTGGATGTCTTCGTCGGTGAACACCCACCGGTTGCCGAGCTTCCGCGCACAGCCCGCGAACTTTCGTCCGGGCCTGAGGTTCTCGGCGAGAGTCCGCCGGGTGTAGGGGATCTCGGGTCCGATCACTTCCTCGATGACGTAGTCGAGGCTGTGCAGACTCATGGCGGTGTTCCTCCTCGTCTTCTGGCGGCACGCGAGATCGCGGCGAACAGTTGCAGGATCAGCGCGTACGCCTGACCCGTGGTGAGGTGAATGTCGGTCGTCTCGGGGCCGGCGGTGGCGAGGATGATCCGCGGACCGGCGGCACCGGTTCCGGTCGTGAGGTGAATGTCGCCGTGCTCGGTCTCGATCGGGACCAGCGACTCGTCGAACAGGATGTGGGTCATGCGGCGACCAGGCCCTCGTAGTGGTCTATCCAGATCCGATCGAACAGGGGGCGGTCAGCCTGCGTGTAGGCGAACACCTCGCGCGTGGTGCCGTTTGGAAGCTCCTGGAAGGCCTTGCCCGGGGCTTCGCCGTGCTCGGCCACATAGAGGCCCTTGAGCCTCTTTCCGAATCCAGACGCTTTCGCCGCCACGAGGTCCGACGAGAGGCCACGCGACACGAGATAGTCCGACACGTACAGCGGCACGGTCGCCGGGTCGATCTCCGGCTTCTCCCCTAGCGCTCGTGCAAGGACGATGCGCCCCTTCGCCTCGAGGTGCCTCGGGTCAACGATCCCCTTCAGCGCCTGTAGGACGCCGGCCTGCGCACGCGCTTGCTGCGCGAGACGGGACAGTTGGTCTTCACTGGCGTTCGGGTTGATCGCCCCGCCCTCGTGGAAGTAGGCATCGAGCGCGTCGGCCGCTTCGGCCTGGAACGCTTCGATGATTGGGCGGGCCGTCTCGGACACACGGCTGGGGTCGATGGTGGCGAGCCACATGGTGAATGTGCGACGGTCAACCATCACCATCTCGCGCGCTTTCCCGTCTGCCGCAACCGTGGTGATGATCTCCACGGTTGCCCATGATTCTGCTTAAGCTTCTGGAGCTGACCCGAGTAGTCCAAGGTGGCCGTGTCGCAGGCGTGCCGGAGAGAGACCATCGGCGACCCGTTGATGATGGTTGCCATGATCTGTCTGTTGGCGCCGGGCACGAGGACCGGAACCAGATCGGTGGTATCGTTCAGCACTGAGACTTCCAATCTCTTCTGGGCCGCCGGGTGTTCGCGCACCTGGCGGCTTCTTCTATTGCGGGAGGTTGGTGGCCGGGGCGGTTCCCCCCGCCCCGGCCTGCGCGACCGCCGCGGGGCGGGGGGTCCCCTGGTCGCGCTCTCCACACCCGCAGCCCTCGGGGGTGGAGTGGTCTGTGAATCGCGGACGGAAGTCCGCGGTGAGTGCGCGGACGATGCCTGAGCGGTCCTGTAGCGGGCTCATCTCGACGCTCATCGCGCGACCGGGCTCCGCTGGCCCGGGCTGTGACTGCCAGCCCGACCGCGCGAGCAGGCATGCGCGGCACAGGAACCCGTCGGCCTCTGCCCATCCCTCGGCGGCCATTCGGTCTCGCGCGATCTGGGCGGCCTCATTCGCGTCGGCAGCAGCGACGCCGTGGTGGGTGACCTCGCGGCCACAGCCCGAGTCGCACGCGACGACGACCTCGTGAATCGTCGGGACGCAGCCGCGGTGGCGGTCCTCCCATTCCCGGCCGAAGTCGTCTAGGTCGTAGACGTCCAAGGCGCCAGCGACCACGGCCCGCCCACCGCAGCCCTCGCACGCGTACTCAGCGCTCGCGCTCATGGCCGCACCTCGATCTGTTCGACCGGCACCGACTCGATCCGGTCGACGATCCCGGTCGCGGGGAACTCGACGACCGCGTGGACGCAGCAACGGCAATCGAGGTAGCGCTCGATTCCGACGATCGGGAGCGCAACGTACGGCTTCGGTCGCCACACCGCGGCGGCAGTCATGATGCGACCCGTCGGTTTGTGGTCCCCGAACCGCGAACCACCCGAGGCACGAAGAGATCCCCATCGGAGACCTCGAGAGCCCTTTCGATGGCGAGGCCTCGTAGCTCGTGCGTGGACTTCGCTGCGCCGTTGACGATCTGGCCGATGAGAGCTTTGGAGACTCCTGCCGGCACATTGTCTGGACGGCGCTTCCGCCGCTCTGAGCGGGCGATCTTCCTCAGCTCCCGCGTCGCTTCGTCGGCGAGTTCCTGATACGACATGCCGGATCGCCGCAGCGCGCGCATGAACATGTCGAGGTCGACTTCGGCGTACATGCTGCGCGATGTGAACCCCATGTGCGCCTCCGTTTGATGGTTGGTGGTACACGAACCACGATACACCGCTAGACGTTGCCGTCAAGTGGAAGTTTGCGAGAATGTGCCCACAACGTCGATGAACAGGAATTACGCTGCTGTTCTTCCTAGACGTGGTGGCTAGTCCGGAGTTATTCGAACACGACGATCGACAGGCATGGTGAGCACCGTGAGCGATCCGAACCTCCCACCCGAGCAATGGCGACCGCTATTCGACGCGCTCGGGATTGAGTTCGGCTATCGGCCACTGGCAACCCGCGCCGACATGAACCACACCCGCGTGCGCCGCGTCCTTCGCGGTGAGGGAACGAGTGAAGACGCCATCCGCCTAGTAGCGGACGCGCTCGGCGTTTCCCCGGCGAAGGTGCATGAACTACGCGGCGAGCCGGCGGTTGAAAGGGAACCGTTCATCCTGCCCGATGACGCGGGCAGGCTCACCGACCGCGAGCGCGACGTCATCCGGGCGATGGTTCGGGCGCTCATCGAGGCGAAGGACCGCCATGCCGATCAACCTGCCACCCCGACCACGCTCCCGCGAGCACCGCTCGAAGCGGCCGAAGGTCAGAAGACCTTCGCAGTCCTGATGGTTCGGTCAGACGAGGGGCCGGCGGTCGTCGTCCAGGAGACCATCGGTGCCGAGTCGGAAACGCACGCGGTTGAGTTCTTGGATCGAACGCTCCAGCTCGCCGGCTTCGATACGATCCGCGAGGCTCGCCTCGGCAGTGCGCGAGTGGACCTTGCCGCTGACGGCCCCGGGGGCTCGCTTCTCATCGACATCACCCCTGCGGATCCTGCGCTCGTTGATCGCGCCGATGAGAATCTGCGGGCTGCTGTCGGTGCCGGTCTGTCTACCGTCCAGCGCAGCAGTGGCAAGCTGCCTGTCCTGAACTGGCGCCCTTCAGCCCGCAAGCTTGACATCCCCCAATCGCGTGAATCCAGCGATGATGTGTTGCGCGTCTCGTACAACGACGAACCATCAACTGCGGCCTCAACATCCAACGTCTCGGAACAGGCTGAAGATCTCCCGGCCGCCGCACGGCGAGGTGGAGGAAAGTCCGAAGGCCGACGCCGACGCGAGCAACAAGACCGCGATGCGGAGGATGCCGACTGATGGGGGCGACACGGCCGGGTTGGGAGCGCGCACGAGTCATGGTGACGGTGATGACGTACCCAAACCCATCGGAGAAGTACGAAGAAACGGTCTGTGTCGCTGGCGTGCGACTAGACGGCGGAGAACCGCGATGGATTCGGCTGTACCCCATGCGGATTCGCAACGTCGATGAAGGTTGGCAATTCAAGAAGTACGACGTGATCGAACTCGACGTCCAACCCCATGGAAGCAAGGACCCTCGAATCGAGTCATACAGACCCGATCAGAGCAAGCTTCGCGTCGTCGATCATGTCGCCGCAGAAGGCGACTGGACGAGGCGTCGCGAACTGCTGGCGAACTTACGGGGCGCAACGACGACGTGCTCCCTCGTGGCCGAGGCCTCGGAGGCGCCCATGAACGCACCTGCGCGATCGCTGGGAATGATCCGCCCGACTGTAAGTCACGTCGAGGTGAAGCCCGGACAGCCATGGACCCCTGAACAGCAGCGAAAGATTGACGCGGTGTCCGGTCAAGAGGTGCTGTTCGGGACACCGATGACTCCGCTGGAGCCCATGCCGTTCGTCGTGAGATACCACTACTCTTGCCAGGAACCCGCTTGCCGTGGCCACGATCAGAAGGTGCTTGATTGGGAGCTGGGACAAGCGGGGCGCAAGTGGTTCCGACGCTACGGCGACGAGACGATCGAGAAGATCAGGCACAAGTGGGAGCGGCAGATGGTTGCGAGCGATCGCGACCTACACTTCTTCATCGGTAACCAGCATCAGCACCGGCGTTCCTTCTCCGTGCTCGGCACATGGTGGCCAGCACGCAGACCAGAACAGATCTCGCTGTTCGAACCCGTCCCCTATACGTGAATGACGGCCGCACCGGGACGAGCCGCCACGAGTTTCTCAACCACCAAGTTCCGATGGCACTCTGCGTGGTCACGTTCGAAGCACAAGAGCGCTACGACGCCTCCGTCCAATAGCTCCACCACATGGGCGATTGCTTCAGCGGCGTCGTCCTCGTCGAGAACAGCGCGATAGCGGTCGATCGAGGCGCGTTCCCCTGCCCTGAAACCGTCGCGGTTGTCCTTCGGATTGCCGAGGGCCTTGTGGTGGACGTACTTGATACCCGCAATGTCCAGAGCTTCGGCCAGCCGCCGCTTCGACAATCCCGGCTTCCGGCTCAAGGGGGTGAGGCGCACGTCAACGAGCACCTGCACATCAGCAGCAACCAACTGGTCGACCAGGTCAGACGCCGTACGGCCCTCGTATCCGACGCTGACGAGAGTTCCTTCTGAGCCGGATGCAGTCATGCGGTCAAGTTTGCCGTACGCACGTCGCGCGGCGGAAGCCGACCCGGTGAAATAACATGAATGTAGTTCCAGGTCAGCGGATTTCCATGTCAGAACCGTGGCATACGGTGCCCCACATGTACCACCCATGGCGAGAGGCACGGCAGAGGTCGCACCTCGAGATCCACTTCGCTCAACTCGGTGATGACCACCGTGGCTGCATTCGAGGACCGAGAGTCACGATCAACTCCGACGACCTTCAGGTCGAGCGGCGCTGCACGATCACGCACGAACTCGTCCACGACGAGCGCCGAATCTTCCCCACCGACCGAGTCCTGCGGGCCCGCGAAGAGTTGCGGGTGGAGCGGATCGCAGCACGGCGGCTCATCGCGCTCGAGCGTCTCGTCGACGCGCTGGTGTGGACGCGGCGCACCGAAGAGGTCGCCGAAGAGCTGTGGGTCGACGTCCCGATGCTCGTGGCCCTGGTCCAGTCCCTCACCGACCGGGAGCGCGACTGGATCGACGCCCAGCTCCGCGACCGGGGCGTCGCGTGACCGACGAGGAAAAGCGGATGCTCGACCTAGCCGGCGCGCGGTGGAACTACGCGGGCAGCCTCGAACAACGAGTGCGGGACGAGTTCGGCATCTCCCTGACGCGATTCTGGCAGCGCGTCAATCAGATGTGCGACACCCGGGAAGCGCTCGCGTACGCCCCGGCGACGGTGAACCGGCTGCGGCGGCTTCGGACCGCGAGACGCCGCTAGGCGAGCATCTGCCCGATCGCGGCCGCGGCGGACTCGTGCGAGGAGCGGTCGAGGTGTCCGTAGACGCCGATGGTGACGGTAATGGACTCGTGGCCGAGGTGCGCCTGGATCACGGGGAGCGGGACGCCGGCGGCGATCATCCAGGATGCGCAGGTGTGTCTCAGGTCGTGTGGTGAGCAGTCGATCCCGACGGCCTTGACGGCGTCGGACCACGATTCGAAGAACGCCGGGTACCGGATCTGGCCGCCGCGGGTGGTGGTGAATGCGAGGTCGGTGGCGGGTCGGTCGAGGTCGACAACCGCGAGTGCTTGCGGCGCGAGGTTGATCGTCCGGCGGCCGGCCTTCGACTTCGGTGGGCCCAGGACGGTCTGCGCGCGCCCGGTGTACTTCCAGGCGCGCGTGATCCGCGCCGTCTTCGCCGCAGCATTGATGTCGCCAACCTGGATGGCGGTCGCCTCACCGAACCGCATGCCGGTCGCGACGAGCCACGTCACCAGCGGCCGGTACCGCTCGGGAAGCTCGGCGAGTATCGCGTCGAACTGCGCCCGGGTGAGGAACACCGGGTCGGACGCGGCGTCCTTGCGGGGCAGCCTGGTCCGCTCGCACGGGTTGGCCGGCACCTTCCCCTCCCGCTTCGCACGCTCGAACACCGCGAACAAGAAGCCGTGTTTGTTGGCGATGGTCTTGCCGGAGTTCTTCCGCTCGTGCTGGAGGTAGTGGACCCATCCGGCGACGACGATGTCGGTGACCGCGAGCAGCGGCAGCTGCCCGATCTCAGCGAGGTCGTTGGCGACGTAGCGCTCGTACTTGTGGATGGTGCCGGACTCGACGCCGGTGAGGTGGGCGATGTGGTGAGTCGCGGCCTGGGCGAGGGTCTCCTCGGCGGCCGGTGTGGAGTCGATCACACCCGCGATCTCGTAGGCACGGGCGGGCCCGAATTTCTCGACGTTGCGGCGGAAGATCTCGGCGCTGGGCGCGTCGTGGAAGGTCTGGATCTTCTGCTTGCCCTGCTCACGCCACCGCACGCGGACAACCTCACGGCCGGAGGCCAGTGTGCGCGAGCTGATGGACGCTTTCATGGCCGATTGCAGACGTCGACTAGGGGACCCATGCAGCCAATCTACCAGCGCTGGTACCCGAAAGTGGTTCCCTATGATGTGGGCGGTGCAGATCAGGTCTCTGACCTGCACCGCCCTGGCGGAGGATAGGGGATTCGAACCCCCTTAAACCCGCAGCTCAGACTCCATAACGCCAGCTCGGATGGCTCCCGAGTGGCGGGTTCGTGACCTGCGGGAACGATTGCGAGACTGACGGAAGTGGTACCCGCGGGAACCGTCGTTTGCACGTGCAGAGTTTGCGTTCCGTGGCCTTCACGGGACTTGTAGCTACGAGGCGCGCGCAGGTTGATCGCACGCGTAACTCTAAACAGACTTAGCAGGCCTCTGCGGACCGAAATATCCCCCCTACCTGCGGCGATACCTCGGACCGCTGGACTACTCTAAAGGGAACTCTCAACTCGCCTCCCACGCCGAGCACTGAGACCCATCGTTGGGTCGTACTCTAAAATTTTGAGAGTAGACTGCACCACATGACTGCAAAAGTTGTCGATCTGATCCTCGCGGCCGACGCCGGTGATGTCGGCAACATGGCACTAGCGGCTAGCGAGGACCAGTGGTTTGAGCGTAAGAGCATTCGAATCGAAGCCAAAACACTGAGCAAAGCGCTCATAGCCTTCGCCAACGCGGAAGGCGGGACGGTCGTCATCGGCGTCTGCAACGGACAAATCGAGGGCATTGACGCCCATCCGGAGCACGCCAACTCGTTGCGGCAGAGTTGGATCGACTTCACTCAACCCCCGGTTCGGTGCACATACAAAGAGGTCGCCTGCATCAACTCCGACGGACTGCCAGACCACCTACTGATGGTCCACATAGAAACGAGCGAGAGGGTTCACGAGAACGTCAACGGAGAGACTTTCCTGAGGGTCGGCGACGAGTCCCGGAAGCTGAACTACCTCCAACGCCAGGAGTTAGAGTTCGACAAGGGACAGGCCCAGTTCGACGGCATGGCGGCAACGGGCGCCGGAATCGAAGACCTTGACGACCGACTCGTGGAGCACTACAGGGCAGCAGTCGAAGCTAGCTCCGCTGAGACAATCCTCAAGGCCCGCAGCCTTGTACGGCGCGACGGCCAGCTGACGAACGCAGGATATCTACTCTTCGGGGAAACCCCCCAGCAGATGTTCCCCGAGGCATACGTCAGGGTCCTCCGGTTTCTGTCAACAGAGAGAGGTACCGGCGCGCGCCTCAATCTGGATGAGGACGGCGATGCGAAATTCGAGGGCCCAATACCGTGGGCCCTTCAACGAGCAGTTGATCAAATTGAGAAATGGGTACCTAAACGGCGAGCGTTGGACGAAACCGGACACTTCAACGCACAGCCGGTGGTCCCCAGGGAAGCGTGGCTAGAAGGACTTGTGAACGCTGTCATCCACCGCTCATACAGCCTCGCTGGCGACCATATTCGTGTTGAAATTTATCCAGATCGAGTTGAGATCGAGAGCCCTGGCAGGTTTCCCGGTTTGGTCGACCCATCGAATCCCCTTTCCATCAGCAGGTTTGCGCGTAATCCTCGAATCGCGCGAGTATGTGCGGATCTAAGGCTGGGCCAGGAACTGGGCGAGGGAATTAAACGCATTTTCGACGAGATGCGAAGGGTTGGGCTTACGGACCCCATTTACACTCAGCGGAGCGGTAGCGTGCGCCTTCGCCTCGAAGCCGTCGCAAGGCTCGATGCGGCAGTGGCCAAACGACTACCGAAGGGAAGCCAGGCGGTTCTTGATGTACTGAGATCGACTGGGACCCCTCTCGGTACGGGCGAGATCGCAGAGGCGACGAGGTCTAGTCGGCCGGCCGCACTCAAACGGCTGCACGCACTACAAAATGAAGGCCTTATCGTCTGGAACGGCCGCTCGACCCGAGATCCGCGAGCCACATGGAAGGTCGCTCCCCTAGCGTAAGGAGCAGCCGTCAGCATGCCACCCGCTGCTGTTTGCGATTAGCCATCTGCGCAGACGGGTTTCGTCGATATCGGTCGCTGAACCAATCCGCGTCTCCCCGATCGGCGCGCCGCGGCTCTCGGCGACGACTGGGAATCCGAGGTTGAGGCGTAGTCGAAATCGCTTCGCTTGCACATTGCATTCCGGAACTGTATAGTTATGGGTGTAAGGACAACTACAGAAAGGAGGTGAAGCTGGTGGACAAGGTGGACCTAGCGCTCGCAATCGCGGCGATCTCGGCCATCCTGCAGGCTGTAACGGTCTGGCAGAACCGAGACCGCGAGTAGCGAGTGGCCCGGGGGTAGAGCAATTACCCCCGGGCAACCCACCACCAATAGTGCCACCAGCAACGCTATGAACACCATGAGAGATCGAGGAATCCAAGCGAGCATCGCCACGGCCGGCGTCCTCGCCGTGGTCACCGCCGTCGCCTACAGCCCTCCGCTGCTCGTCGTTTGGGCGGTGTGGGTCGGAGTGACGGGGTGGGCCATCTACGAGGCTCGGCGCAAGAATGCCCGGGCGTAAACCCCGGCACTACCTGTCCCAGCGGCAGGTGGCCGAGCGCATCGGTGTCGTACCGTCGGCGCTCGGTAGGTATAAACTCCCTGCGCCCGATGTGACGATCGGGCCGGTCGACGACGATGGCACCATTCCCCGCGGCACTGTGCGGGGATGGTTGCCGGAGACGATCGACGAGTGGAACGCGCACCGGCCTGGCCGAGGCGCCCGCACCGATTTACGCGACTAGAAAAGACGAAGGTACGCCCCCGGCCTCATCGCGAGGTCGGGGGCGTTGTTGTTGCGAGCCAGCAGAAACCAACCGCGCAGATGATGGTGGCGAGAATGTCGTAGAGCATGGGAGTTGGACGCAGCCGACGGCCGAACGGTTCCATTCGCTTGTGCGTGTCAGCGTGTGCCGGGGTCCGAGGCGAGTAGCTCGGCCAGGGTGTGGCCGCTGCGGCGGGCGGATTCCTCCCAGTGGGCGTGGTTCTCGTCGGTCAGGCGCACCGCATCACCGGGTGCTGCCTCGAGTTCGGGATCCCAGTCGTGCGATAGCGACCGGTACAGTTCGGCCTCCTCGGAGGTGAACTGCCGACGGGCTTCGGCGACTTCGCCCGCCAGCGTTAGGTAGCGGCCGTCGCCGAGCACCAACACAGGCAGGATCACGGCGCCAGGATACTGGTGGGCGTGACCGATCGTGAGGTGTTGCGCGCCGCGTCCGAGGCTGTGCGGGTGGTGATGCGCCGCCAGCAGGCGAACCGGCAGCTCCACACAGATGGCGGGTGGGCGGCACCCGACCCTGAGCTGGAGGCGCTGGGGGTCGAGTGCGACGAAGTGGTTTACGGGCGGCGCGCCGAGGCACCGGACCTCGCTGACCGGCTGGCCGCGGCATTCGGCGACGACTGGGAACCCCGGCGAGGCTAAATAGTCTGAACAGGCGAATTCAGTGCGCGGGTACGTCCCGAAGTGGGTGCTCGGCACTATCGTGCCTGTGGGTGACGCTCGTGCAGACGCTTCTAACGCCGAATCATATCCTGCAGGTCTCTGACCGTCGGTTGACCTTTCCGGATGGTTCAGTCGCCGACGACAGCTACAACAAAGCAGTGTCATGGTGCTCGGTGTTCTCGATCGGGTTCACTGGTATTGCCTACATTGATCGGCGCCAAACCCAGCCCGTATCTGAATTCATCACTGACGGTCTTTGCGGCCATCGACAAGTAATGCCGGCTGCTAGGCAGCTTGCTGGAGCGCTTACCGTCGCCGTAGACAAGTTGACGGGGTGGCCAGACAGGCGACTGAGTGTCGTTCTCGCGGGGTTCGGGAGGGAACCTGGCGGCCGCCCTGAACCGATGCAGCTGCGGATCTCGAACTTTGAGATCGGCTCACAGAGATTCCCCGTGCACCAGAGGCAGTTCGTCGTCGACCAACTCAGCGCGACTCCCGGTAGCAGATTCGTCTATACGACCGCTGGCGCAGAGCTGCGTGTCGACGAGTGGAGGCAGCTGCGCCGCCGGCTGGACCGCCTCGTTCGAGAAGGCGCCTGGAATCAGCTGATACGCCTCATGGTGATGACGCAACGCCGAGTCGCTAGGCGTGACGGAACTGTTGGTCAGGACGCGATGGTGATCTCTACACCGCGCGACAACGCCGCACCGGGAACACTGATGACGGATGCGGACAGTCTCGATATCGGATACGAAAGCACCATGTGCACGTACATACCTGCTGGCGGCCTCTCACCCACACGGTTCGGGCCACACTACGTGTGTGGCGACGCTGCGTTAGCGGACTTCGAGACGACCGTTGACGAAGGCGGTGAATCTGTGTCCGTCCGATTCTTGCGGATACCGGGATCGAGCACCTAACGGGGCGCGAGTAGCCGCGTCACGTGCTCAACCACACCCCTATGCTCGTCCAGCTGCCACCGGTGGGGTTGGTGATGGTGACCGGCACGGTGTCCTTGTCGGCGACGGCGAGCGCGTTGGCTGCGGTGCGGCGATAGAGCTGGCGGAGGTTGCCGTTCGAGACGACTGACCCGACGTCGCCGGAGGAGACGCCGAAGTCGAATCCAACGACTGCGAGGTGACCCGACCCCGACGGCGTGCCTGAAGGGGTGTTTCCCGACCCGCTGCCGAGCGCCCCGCCCGTGATCGTCGAGACCCCGGTGTACGAGAGCACGGCCACTATATGGGCGCTCGAACCCGACCGGTCGACCTGCACGTTGCGGGCGCCGGCGGCGAGTCCGGTGATGCCGTACATGGCGCCGTTGCTGGTCTTGCCGACGAGGGTCATCGCGACACCGTCGACCCGGGCGGCGCTCGTGACATTGCCCGCGACGAACACGATGATCGCCGCGCCCGCACCGACGGTCAGGTTGACGTTGGTCGTCGCCGCCCCCTCGACCACCAGCGAGTTGTCGGGTTGGACGTTGTTCGCCGCCCACTTACGGGTGGTGCGGAACCGCGGCGCAGGGAGAACCACCGGCTACGCCAGATCGCCGGTGACGAGCCACAGGTTGGCGGCACGCTTGCGCAGTACGAGCGCCGAGAACTGGGCGCGCGTCGTCGGAGTCGGAACCGCGGCCTGCACTGTCACTCCGGACGCGCCGACGATCGACACCTTTCCGGCGCCGATCTGGTCGACCTCGATCACTGTGCCAATCGGGAAGTTCACTGTGTCGGTCGGGATGGTGATGTTCACCGCGGACGCGGAGGTGACCTCGACGGCCTTGTTCGCGTCCGTCGCGACGAGGGTGTACGCCCCGGTCTGGGCGTTGATCGTGACAAGCTGTGCGGCGAGAACTGAGGCGTCGATCATCTGCTGGATCGACACCGATACCGCGGTCGCCAGCTTCGCGAGCGTGACCGCCCCGTCTTGGATCTTCGCAGTGGATACGGTGTTGTCGGTCGGGGTGCGGGTATCGGACAGGCGCGCGTCGTTGCCTTGCGTCGCGGTGTTGGCAGTGTTGCCGTACAGCACCGACAGGGTGCGGTTGACGTCCAGCGTCCCGCCGCCGGACAGGCCGGTGCCCGCGGTGACGGTGCGTGAGTTCGGGACGGCGTTGACGATGCGGGAGTCGTTGCCCGCAGCCACCTGCGTCGACCCCGTACCGACCGGGAGGCGGGCCGCGTCGAGGGTGCCCGTCGCGATCGCGGCCGCGTCGTGGGCGTGCCCTGTGTCTGACTTCCCGGACAGTCCATCGTCGAGCTGCTGTTTGGTCGTCGCGTGATTGGCGGCGGTGCCCGTGCCGACAGCCACCGTCCCACCCGTGCCGCGAAGCGCGAGTGTCGTCGCTGTCGCCGCCGAGGTGACCGGCCACGTGCCCTGCACGCCACCCGTCTTGGTGCCGTACGCGACGTTCGCCGTCGCGACCTCGTCGACCTTCCCGTCCAGCGCAGTCTGCGCGGCAGTGCTGATCGGCTTCGCGAGATCGCTGGTGTTGTCGACGTTGCCGAGTCCGACGTCACCCTTCCCCAGGACCACGATGCCCTGGTACCCGTTCACGGACGACACAGCGTCTGTCGGCGCGACCTGGAGCACCCAGGACCCGGGGTCGGATGGGTCGGCACCCTGGAGCGAGTACGTGCCGCGGCCGGGGTTCCCGACCTGGATCGCGGTGTCGCCTGGCTGTACCTGAGCTGGGGTCAGGGCAAGCCGCTCGGCGGTGCTGGTGACGACCACCGACTCGTGCGTCGCCTGTGCTGGCATCTGCGACGACAGCAGCTTTCCGTTGCTGTCGAGGTCCGCCTTCATGGCAAGCGCGGGCACCGTGGGCTCGTCCCAGGTGCCGCCGAGATCGCCAGCAAGCCGGACACCGCCCTTGGTGGTGTCAGAGGCGTCGGGTACCCCGGCCGCCACGACGTCGGCGGCTTCCTCGGCGGATGCTGCGGCGGCGGCCGCGGACGTGCCGGCGTCGTCGGCGGAGGTCTGGGCCGAGCCTGCGGAGGTGGCGGCGTCGGTCGCGGATCCGGCTGCAGCGTCGCGCGCGAGAACGGCGGCGGCGCGAGCTGTGTCGGCGTCGGCGGCGCGGTTGGCGGCCTGGCCCGCCGAGGTCGCCGCGGCCGCTGCGGACGTGGCGGCGTTGTCCTCGCTCGTCTCGGCGTTCGCCTCGCTGGTGGCTGCGGCGTCGGCGCTGTTGCTGGCCGCGGTCGCCCGGTTCGTCGCTGTGTCACGCGCAGCTTCGGCGGCAGTGCGCGCGGTCTGCGCTGCGGTGCGCTCGGTGGTCGCCGTCGACGCTGCAGTGCCGGCGGTCGACGCAGCCGCTTCGGCCGCGAGCCGGGCGGTGTCCGCGGCGGTCGCCGACCCGGACGCGGCGGCTGCGGAGTCGATCGCCTGCTGGATCGCCGGGACCGGCACGTCGTCGGAGGTGTTGTCCGACATCGAAAACACCAGCGAGGTGCCGACGACGAACACGTCGTCGATGCCGCGGCCCGGGTCGCCCTGCATGCCGCGGATGTCCTTGCCAGCCCCCTCGGCCGGCCAGTCTGTGCCCGACCAGATGTAGATCAGCTTGTCCGACCAGACGTAGACCACCTGCCCGGAGTCGTTCGGGCCGAGATCGTCCGGCAGGTCGGCGTAGGTGTCGACGGCGGCGTCGGGTTGTAGACCCTGCCCGTCACGCCCCTGGATCACCAGGACCTCGACGTCCTCGACGGCCGGGGCGTCGATCACCTGGACCTGGTTGTCGGGTACCTCGATCTCGATGTCGCTGTCGGTCCAGTCAGGCACTAGGGGGGTCGACACGGGTCACCGGTCCTCTCGTCATCGGTTTCGGGTTGCCGTTGGTCGTGTCGGGCGTCTTGATCCACAGCCAGAACTCGTCACCGTTGTCGATGGTGTCGAGCACGGTCCTCTCGATGTGGGTCGACACCTGGGAACCGTCGAGGTTGCACGGGATCTGGACCGGCGCGTGGCCCTTGCCGTATGCCTCGAAGTAGGCGGTGGTCCCGTCCGGCGGGGTCCACAGCACGCGCGCAACGATCCGGCCGTCGTCGTCGCGCTGGGCAAGGCGGAGCCGGAACGCGATGTCGATGTCCTGACCCTTGTAGATAGTCAGTCCACGCCAGGGGATTTCGGGATTCCATGATCGGCTCGTATTCATCACCAGTCCTCCAGAATGAAGTTGTCCACGCGGGACCCGTTGAATAGCTGGCTTCGGCCGATCGCGATGCCGCCGAATCTGTGAGCGGCGTCCAGGGGCATGGTCACCGAGGGTGCCTCGATGATGGTCTGCCAGGCCATGCCGTCCCACTTCTCACCGAAGATCCGTGCGGTGGTGGCGGTCAGGGGGTCGATCGACACCCGGTAGGACCCCGCCCCGGTACGCCAGTCCGACGCGGACAGGTTCATCTCCTGGAGGATGGTTCCGCCGCGGCCGAGCCGAATCGAACTCCGGTGGATGGCCAGATACGGGTCGTTGAGGTCGGTGGTGTTGTCGCGGCCAACCGAGATGTAGGAGAACCAGAACGCGGACTCGAGGAGGTCGAGTTGCGCCCGAGTCTTGGACGTCCGAGTCGGGGACCCGTAGGTCGCGGCCTGGATGCCGTCGGTCGTGCCAACGAACTCCACCACGCCGTCGGTGTTGACGTTGAGCTGGTTGTTGTTGACCGCGTTGCGAACCCAGTTCTGCCACGACCGATTATCGAAGTTCACTGAGTAGTAACGGTTTTGGTCGAGCTGGCCGACGTCGGAGCCGATCTCGAACCACGGTGTGTTGCCGTCGTTGTAGCTCTCCATCGCGGCGTACGAGATCGACGCCGGCGCAGGATCGGTGGTCGGGTTCCGGGACCCGCCGATCGCACCGGGCGAGAATCCCGGCGCGGGCAGAAGGTCGTAGACCACCGCAGCCAGGTAGATCGTTCCCGATCCGGCCTGACGCCACTGCACGGCGTACTTCTCCCCCGCCACCATCGGGTACCCGGCGTCGGAGAACTCGACCGTGACGCGGTTGAGAGACCCCGACACGAACGCGCCGAGATCAGGGGATGAGTAGAACTTCAGCCAGGTGTTGGCGTCGGCATCCCACCGGTACAGGTCGGCGTACAGCTGGGGGGACCCAGTCTTGTACGCGCCGAACGAGATTGTGTTCCGGATCTGGTCTTGGCCGACAAGTATCTTGGAGATCCGCGCGATGGAGTTGGTGAGGCTCTGAACCGAGGGACTGGTGTCGCCGACTTTCCGGAACGGGTACGGGAACGCACACTCCGCGGTCGGGTCCAGGCCCTGCCAGAACGGCCGCCGGGTGGTCAGGTTGAACACTGTCTGCACAGCCACGGTGCGCGCCGACGCCGCGGTGTTGGAGGCGAACACCGCGGTGGTGTTCGTGTTCTTGAGCCACTTCGCAAACGCGTCCTCGACACCATCGCCGATGACCGGAATGTTGCCGATCAGCTGCACGATCACCCGCACCGGCAACCGGATCAGCGCAGGCAGAAGGTTGGCTTCGATCTCGTCGAGGGTGTCCCAGTCCTCCGGCTCACCACCGAGGATGAGCGCGAGGAGCCAGGAAAACGGCGCGATGAGCACCGCGTCCCGCACCCGCTCCCACAGCTGCGCCAGCGACGTCGGCGGGATGTTCGGCTTCTTCCCCGGATACCGCCAGGGCATCAGACCAGCCCTTCGACTGCGCGCTTCACCAGATCGAGGTAAGTGACCCCGCCGACCCGCTCGACCCCGTAGGCGGTGTGGCGGCCGTCGGCGAGGTACTTCCACAACCACTGCAGCGTGTACCCGGCGTTCCACCACTGTCCCGGGTCCTGCGGCAACCCGGTGACCCGGGAGGCGATCTGACGCATCCCGTTGTTGCCCGGGCACGCCGAGATCGGATCGTCCGGGATGGTGAACGTGAAGCAGGGCACGTGGTCGATGAACCGTTCCCCAGCGACACCCCAGTTCCCGCCGTGCACACCAGGGTTGGAGCATTGTCGGCGGTGGCGTTTCGGATCCGATAGCAGCACGACACCACGGCAGTGCTTCGGTCGGTCGTGCTGCACGAAGTCGCCGGCCGCCGCGGCGCCGAGGCTGTATCCGGTCAACACGTACTCCTCGCCCGCAGCGTCGAGCTCGCGCAACCGCCGACGCGCGTCAGCCACCGACTCGGCATAGGTGCGCATGCCGATCGGACGGATCTCTGCGACATATCGGAAGTCCTCACCCGGCACCGGCGACAGCATGTTCCGGCCAGTCTGAGACTCCCCAGTGCCATTGAGCTTCACTACCTTCACGTCGGTTCCCCACTCTCTCGGAGCCAATCGATGTAGCTCTTGTGCGTCGGTAGCTCGCACCCGCCTTCCACCGCGGTGAGTCGGAGGTCGCGATGCCACGCCGCGTCATACGGCAGGTAACCGTCCTCCAGGACGATCAGACGGACCTCCTGCTTGCGTGACTTCGACTTGAAGTAGTCGCGGTCCCGCTCGAGGTCTTCGAGTTCGTCGAGGCGCACTGTCCGGGCTGCACGGCGCTCTTCCTGCCGGCGGATACCTCGCTCACGCCACCGCTTCCCCAACGGTCCCAGCGCTTTCGCCCACGACTCCGACGCCTCAGCAGCCATCCGGCCCATGTAGTTCAGCGCAATGAGAACGACGACCGCGATGACAGCCCACTCGGGGAGATGCTGAACGATCTCATTGGGCATTCGCCGTGGCCTCTCTGTCATCTCGCCATGCGTCGATGCTTGCGTCGGCGAATCCCCAATGGATGACCACGAACACGAGCATCCAGTCGAACGGTGTGCGCCACCCCTCGATCGGGTCTCGCGTGAACACCTCGGAGAATGCACCCACTGCGAATCCGCCGTACGCGGCGAGCAGGAGAACGTGTCCGATCGAGGCGAACGGGAGAACCGGCGGGCGCGGCAGCACCAGGCCGAGGAGCCCGATAATCCCGCCGAGCACGAACAGCCCACCCCACACCTCGATGCTGACGAGCTTCTCGATGACGCTCAGGGTCTGCGTGTTTCCGTCGGGCGGGATGAGGTAGTCGAGCCCACGGAAAACCGCGGCGAGCAGGACGCACGCCTGGATCGCGACGACCTCCGGCCAGATCAAGCTGACGCGGAGGTGAATGATGTCGGAGATCCGGCGTGCGCTCCCGGGGTCGCGAATCACGTGCCGCTGTACTCGGCGGGAACGGGGGTCTTCGCAGCGGCCAGGCCGACACCGAGGATCGCCGACAGCAGCACCAGACCGGACGCCCACTGCTCAGACGTCCCGATAGCAAACGCAACCCCGATGGGCTGCAACGCGATTACCACCCCGTACAGCAGCGTGCGCCACTTCGCCGACGAATGGAGCAGCGCCAGCCCGAGGTCGAACACCGCGACCGCCGCGGCGGCGATCAGGACACCGAGGGCGGGATCGGCCCCCGTGGAGACGGTGATGACGCCGAACACGGCGAGCACGACGGTGTGGACGTAGGCGCGGCGGTTCGGCGTATCGAACCACGCTCGGATTGCGTTCATGTCAGTTCTCCTTGCTGTCGGTGGGGTTCTTCACGACGCCGAGTGGGTCGTGAAAGCCGGGGATGCCGAGCGCGGTGCCGATCGCGGCGAGAGCGTCGACAACGGTGCGGTTCCCGAGCTGCGGCCAGCCGGGGAACGACTTCTCGATGTCGACGACCTTCTTGCCGTCGACGGTCTTGTAGACGAGGTCGCGGGCACCGACGAGCTGCTCGCGAACGTCCTTCGTGTCCGAGCCGATCGCCGCGTTGAATGCGCGGGTGAACTCGTTGATCTTGTCGACGTCTGTGGCCATGGTGGTGCCTCCAATTCCGAAGAGAGTCTTGAGTTGTGGGATGGACAGTTCGGTGTAGTTGGCGTCGCACGGCCCGAACGGAGCGCACGGCACGCGGTCGGAGTACTGGTGCGCGAACCGATTCGGGTAGGCGTAGGACTCGCCCGGGCGGACGCCGTAGTGCGGCACGACCAGCGGCACGTTCCCGCGCGAGCGCCACAGCGCCGGATCGGCTCTCGGGTTGTAGTAACCGATCACCCGAGATCCGCCCAACCAGCCACGAACGCGGGCGATCTCATCGTTGATCTCTGCCGAATGATCCCGGATGGGGATCGATCCCTGCGACGAGCCGTTGCCGGACTCCACGTCGACCATGCACACGATGCGAGGATCGATTCGGCCGCCGCGCGTGACGATCTTGCGCCACAGGTCGCAGTTCGCGGCGCCCGGGCGAAAGAAGTAGTACGGGATGACGATGTCGAGTTCGCCGCGCTCGAGCGCATTCAGTGCCCAGGACAAGTTGTCCGCGGCGCGGGTGTCGGCCTGGTCGCCGCTGTTGGTGCGGAACGAGAACACCCGGTGCGGGTACTCGTCGGTGACCGGCCGCTGGAACTGGGAGACGTCGGCCCAGAAGGTGCCCATCAGCGCGTCACCTGCTCGAGGACTGCGGCGAGGCCGTTGGTGAACGTGTCCAGGCCGAGCTGCGGCCAGCCGTCGTACTCGCCGCGGTCCCGGGACCCGGAGCCGCACAGCTGCTCGCGCGAGTCCTTGACGTCGGAGCCGATCGGGCCCATGAATCCCTGGGTGAACGCGTTGACGCGCCCGACGTCGAGAGCGGCAGGGGCGACCGAGTCGGCGATCCGGCCGTCCTTGATTCGCCGCTGCACGAAGTCGATGAGCTTGCCGGATGCGCCGTCACCGGAGGCGGTGCCGGCGCCGAGCTGGTAGTGCATCTCGTCGGCCCGTGACCAGTCGGCGCCCCAGAAGATGGTGCCCTCGAACAGGGCGAGACCCCGGCGCACCTTCGCGATGCGGTCGGCCGGCATTACGCGGCGGCCCCACGGGTACTGGGTGGCGTTGAGGTCGACGGCAGTGCCCGACAGGTGATTCGACGTCGCGACGTCGTTGGTGTTCGACCACCCCCAGTCGTCGAGCGGCTTGTACAGGTCGATGCGCTCGACGTGCTCGTGGTACCAGCGAACCCACGCGCCGAGCACCTCGGCGGCGTAGCCGGAGCGGACGTGCAGGCCCATCCCGGCAACGGTGACCGTGACGCACTCGTCGCGGTTGCACATTCGCCAACCGTTCTCCGAGTACTTGTAGCCGTAGGCCGTACGAAAGCTCATCGGGTGCCTCCTGGCATGGTGAGATCCCTGCACCCGTGAGCTCGAGTGCAGGGGTGGGACTTTGATGGGACTTTGGGGAAGGTGACAGTGCTGGTCAGGTGCTGTTCGCGGCGCCGCGGGACCACTGGCCGGCGCCCTGGACGCCGGTGATGAGTCGTGTCCACGGGCCCTTGGCGCGTTTGTCGTTGCCGACGGTCAGCGCTTCGCGCATCCGCTCCCCTGGTTTCGAGGTGACGGCGACACCACTGACGTACTTCTCGACGGTGTTCCCGCGGTCCCAGAACGTCACGATGTCGCCGTGCCGGTAGCGGCGCGCGGTGCCATCATCGGCGCCGAAGCTGATGCCAAGTCCGTCGGATCGTCCGGAGCGGCCGGTGATCTCGAGCTGCTTGTTCCCGGCGTGCTCGTGCAGCGTGGTCTTCCCAACGGCGTAGGAGTCGATCGACCAGGCGGCGGTGTTGTCGGCGAAGACCTCCGGGAGTGCGTCGTCGTCGCCGAGCTGGTCCTCGAGGTCGTGATCGACGAACACCTGGTAGGCGAAGAAGATGTCGTCGAACAGGTCACCGACGGTGACAGCCAGTCCGCCGACGCCTGCCAGGCCGGGGATGGTGGCGATCACGCCGATGATCGCCGCGATCGCGAGGTTCGCGCCGATCTCGATCAGGTCGTTGACCATCGACGGGCTCTTGCCGCCGACGATCGCCCGGGTGGCATCGGGCGCGTTGACCGTCAGCTCGTAGTTCGCGATCTGGCCCTCGCTGTCGGTGCGGAACTGCACCTCACGACGGTCGCGCTTCTCATGGGTGTTGAACACGTAGCAGGCCCGGTCGGGGTGCAACGCGAACAGCCCGTTGTTGATCGGTTTGAGCAGCTGGGAGAAGTCGAGGAAGTGATCCGAGGTGTGGTCGATGATCGACTGCAGCGCGGCGAGTGAGTCGGTGCGGAACACCTGCGGCGCCGGGCCGCCGGTCGGCGACGTCGGAATGTTGTCCCACAGGTCCAGGGAGACACCCATTTCCAGCCGCTCGGCGGTCTGCTTGAACAGCTCGTCGTGCTGGGTGAACCGGGCCATCAGCCCGACGATCTCCTCGGTGGCGTTGAACATCATGTCGAGCACCGACTCAAGGGAGTTGAAGTCCTTCATGTCGGCCTGTGTCCACGCCGACGGCCACCGGATCGGCAGCGCGCAGTACACCGGCTTGTTCAACCGGGTCATCGCAGTTCCGATGTACCACTTGAACGTTGGGTCCGGCGGCCCGACGACGATGGCCTGCTTGCCGGTCAACGAGATCTGGATCTCCGGCGGGAACAGGTTGTTGACCCACGCGTACGACCGCTGTAGCCAGATCTTGTTGCACACCCCGGTGTAGAGGAACTTCTCGCGGCCCGCGGTACCGATCTGCTTGCGCTGCATCACCCGACCGGTGAACGGCATCCCGCGCAGCCCGGCGCGGAAGTGGTAGATGTGCTTGTCGATGTCGGCCTGAGCGATCTCGTCGTTCAGGGGATGGTTCGGGTGGAGCTCGAACGCGAACTTCCCGGGCTCGAGACCCCACGTCCAGTTGACACCGACCTCTTCGTAGCGGCCGATCGGGCGCCAATCGATACGCGGGTTGTTGCGGCGACCGAGGTCGAGGTAGTCGAAATCGCCCGGCCCAGAGGTGTTGGGTCGGGCGTATCCGGGCGCGGTCATAGCGCGGCGTGGAACAGTTGCGGGACGACGACGCGCAGCGTGGTCGCACTGGTGATGCCGGTGCCGGTGATCGTCACCGGAATCTGCGGCTCCTCAGCTGGCGCCTTCACGCGCCAGCGTTCGCCGATCTTCCAAGTGCGGTCCCCGCCGGCGGAGTGGGTGACGTGCCAGCGGTCGGGGTCGGTGTCGATCTCGAGCCACTGCCCGGCTGTAAGGTTGCACGACGCGGGCAACGTGACTGTCTCGCCGGCCATACCGATCGCGATGTTGCTGATCGGGCCGGTCAGGCGGTACCAGGGCCACGAGTCCTCGTCGCCGTAGTTGGGCACCTTGATCGTCGCGAACCCTGCCGACGCGAACGTCTTGTCGAATGGGTCTGTGCGCCACCAGGACTCCTCCGACAGCAGCTTCACAGCGTCCCGTGTCCGACCCACGTGGTACATCTGCGCGTAGTTCGGGGTGTCAGGCTTGTTCTCCATCCGCAGCACGATGAACCGCCCCGAGGCCAGAGCCTCCAGCTTGATCAGCCGCCCCTTGCGTGGCATGCCGCGGCCCAACCCTTTTCGCCAGCGACGCAGGAGTGTTAGCGCCTCGTCGCCAGGGTTGACCGGGCCGACCCACACCTCCATCTCGACGATCGATTCCTTGTCGTCCCGACCGTTGATCGTGATGCCCGGCTGTCCGACACCGGTCGACTTGTCGAACTCCCAGTTCGCGCCGTCGAGCCCCTTGATCGAGATGAGGCGCACGGGGCAGGTGGGTGTCGACAGCTCCCAACCTGTTCCGTACAGGTCGGTCAGTCGGACCCGCGGTTCGAACAGCATCAGACCCCCATCGACATGCCGACGAGACCGGCCGCGCTCGGCGACTGATCGTTTTGCACCGTGACGTGCACGTCCTGGCCCTCCTTGACCGCACGGATCAACTCGTTGAGCTGCTGCGAGATCTGGCTCGCGAAGTCGGACACGACGCTCGTGGCGAACCCGCCACTCGGATCGTTCGCGCCAGTGTTGAGCTGCGGCATGGCGTTACCGAGGTCGACCTGCCCGCTCAGCACCATCTGTGCGTACGGGGCGACCATGCTGGCCACCGACGACGCACCGCCAACGCCGAGCGCGAGCCAGTCGGTGATGCTGGTGGGCTTCATGTAGTCGCGATCGTCGGCGCTGTATCCGCCGAATCCTGCTGTGCCACCGGATGCGTACCGGGCGACCTTGTCGGCGTTGATCGCCTTCAGTAGGCGTCGGTGTTTGATCGCCATGGCCCGGCGGGTGACCTCTTCGCCCGGGGTGAGCAGCGCGGGCACCGTGTCACTCATGCCGGTCCCGGGCACCGTGCCGCCGACCCACATCTTCGTGATGGCAGGCTGCTTGATGGGCTTGGCCTGATTCTCGGCGAGCTTCTGCTCCGCGACAGCGAGATCCTCTTTCGCCTTCGTCACATCGTTCTCGGCGCGGGTGATGTCCTGGCGGGCCTTCTCGATCTGCGAGGGCTTCGGGTTCTTGCTCGCCTGGACCTCCCCGAGCTTCATTTGCGCTATCCGCAGCTTGCCCTCGGCCTCGTCGAGCACCCGCTTGCGCTCGGCCACAGCATTCTCCGTGCCGAGCATCGACGACAGCGTGGTGGTGTCCCCGGTCCCGGCCCCGGCGCCGTACCGCTCTTGCTCAGCCTGCTCGAGTTCACGGGCGCGCTGAATGATGCGTTCCTGGTACTCCTTCTCGCCCTTGAACCAGAACGGCTGGAACGGATTGCGCAGCGTGAACTCGAACGCGGTCGGCGGCTCCGGCGGTGTCGTGCCCGTCGTCGTGGTCGTCGTGCTCGTACCGGCACCGGGCGTGGTGGTCGAGGTCGTGCGCGTCTCGTCGAGCTTCTGCTCGGCCTGGCGCAGCTTCTCCGTCGCCGCGGTGACGTCGTTCTTGGCCTTCACCACCGCGTGTTCGGCGGCCTCGCGCTGCGACGCTTTCGCCTTCGGGTTCGCGCGAACCTCCTCGAGCTTCCGCTCGGCGAGCGCAACCCGATCGGTGGCCTCCTGGTGCTTGCGCTTGGCCTCGGCGACCTTGTTCTCGTCGGCGGTGACCTCCGACGCCGGCACACCGGTATCGACAGGCGGCACAGTCGCAGTCAGGCTCGGGTCGGTGCCCGCGGGCAGAGCGGACGTCGCGGTGACGCTCGTCGTGCTCGCCGACGCCGCGCCGGCGGGCCAGTTCGTGACGAACACCCGGACGTCGCCGCCCTCGTTGATCTTCTTAAGCATCGGGCGGTTCTTCTCCGCCGGCCCCTTCCGGATGACCTCCTCGCCGGGAGTGAGCATCCCGGGCACCGTGTCGCGGTCGCCGGTGCCGGGAATGGTGCCGCCCTGGGCGTATCCGTGGCCCTGACCGATGTTGGAGAGAAGGCTGTCGCCATACCTACGGTGGCCGTAGCGCACCATCGCGTTGATCATTGCCCAGGGATCACGCCGGTTGTTGGACAGCGACGGGTCGCGGTACGCCTCCCAGGTGCCCGGGATCATCTGGCCTAGGCCGACACCGGCCGCCTCGCCCGTGCCATTGACATCGACGATCTGCTGCGCGATGTCCGGGTCGCCCCCAGACTCTGTGTCGATCTGGCGGACCCAGGCGTCGACCTCGGCCTGATCAACCGGGTAGCCCTGCTTCTTGAGCGCCTGGATGATCATCGGTCGCCAACGCTCGCCACCGCCGCCGCCACCGATCGCGGGACCCATGTACTTCGTCGCGAGATCCCGCAGGCGCGCAGTCATCGCCTCGTTCATCTTCGCGAACACGCCGCGGGGCACCTGCCCCATCTGGCCGCCGAACACCGATCCGCCCATGCTTTTCTCGACCTGCGCGCGAAGCGGTGTGAGGGTCTCCTCGATGACCGTGGCCATCGACTTCTGCATCGCCGGGGCGCCACCGCCACCGCCGGCCATCGACACCAGCCGCCCGGCGAACGACCGCATCGCCGCCATCGCCCAGTGCACGTGGTCGTAGTGATCGGCGTCAGTGCCGGCGCCGTAGTTCAGGGGCTGCCCGGACTTGAGGTTCTGCCAACCCTGTAGCGGCGCGTGGATCAGCTCCTCGACGGGCTGGGTCCGGTTGAGCTGGTAGATCCAACGCGCAATCTCCGGCATCGGACCGCCGAGATCCAGTGCCCGCTGCCCCATGTGGTTGTCGAACCCGGAACCGACGTCGGCGTAGCGGGTGCCGGAGGTGAGCACGACGTTGGGGAACGCGGTGCGCACCGCATCCCACATGGTGCGCTGGATGTCCGAGGTGATCTCCGCGCCGCCCTGGATGGTCCCGCCGGACGCGTAGGCCATGTTGCCGCCGAGGTACTGGTCGGTGCCCTTCACCCGTCGCAGTCCGCCGGAGCGGGCGAGCGCGTTCATCCGGTCGACCGCGCGCGGGCCGCCGACGGCGCGCGTCCACTCCGGGCGCATGATCGCCTCGCCACCCGACAGCGCGAGATTGCCGCCGGTCGGTGATGCGAAGTGGTGCACGTCGCGGCCCGGGGTGTAGCCGGGCATGACACCGCCGGAGGCGAACGCCAGCGGGTACGGGTTCATCTTCGACGTGCCGATCAGGTCGGCGACGGAGTTCCACATCCCGACCAGGCCGTTGTTGAAGACGGTCCCGATGGTGAATCGCACCGGGGCGGCGGTGGCCTCGCGCACCGAGTTCCACTGCGAGGCGATCGCCGCGGCACCGGTCCCGAACGACGCCGCGGTGTTGCCGACCGCGCCGCGCATCGCGGCGAGAACCGGATCGACCGTGCCCGCGTGTACACCCTGAACCGTCGAGCCCACCGACGCGATCGCCGGGTTGATCTGCCCGGCCGCCGCCGTTTGCACCCCCGCCGCGGTGACCGCGACGTTGCTGCGCATGCCGGCCAGCGCCGGGGCGACCATTCCTGCGACCGTCGACTGCGCGACCTGACCGACTCCGCGCACTGCAGGACCGATCACTGTGCCCGCGGCAGTGGTGACCGCCGAACCGGTCGCCGTCCACGCCGCCTGCACCGCGGCCGTCTGTTCGCGGGTCGCCAGGCCGTACTCGGTGACTCCGGCGGTGGCTTCGGTCATCGCCGGGTCGAGCTGCGAGTCCTTGACCGCGGTGACCGTGTCGGCGACCTGGCCGAGCGCGGCCGGCAGGCCCATGCCCGGCACGGCGACGGTGGCTGTACCCGGATCGGCGACTGCCGCCTGATCGCCTCCGCCCGTCGGGGCGGCTCCGACCGGTCCGCCGGTTGCGAGTCGCTGTGCGTTGACCGCGTGCATGAACGGCAGGCCGTAGCGGCGCACGGCCGCCGCCTTCATCATGAACTCGCCGTTGGACCCCCACAGCGGCACATCGTCGGACGTTCCGGTCCCCGGGCCGACGATCGGGCCACCAGTGGCCTTGCCCTTCGGCGCCAGCTCCTTGAAGTACTCGGGCTTGAGCGGCACGCCCCCGGTGCTGGGGTCGATGCCGCGGACTTCGTTGCCTGCCTTGTCGACGTAGATGACGGAGACGCGGATCTGACGGCCGTGGATCGCGTCGATGTTGGACTGGACCACCGCGGCAGTGCCGTTGTCGGTGACGATGATCGTTTTGCCGTTGTTCGTGACCACCGACAGGCCGAGCCGGTTCAGGAGGTCGAGCACCGCCGGTGCCATCGGCGAGGTGACCTCGATGTTCTTCTTGTTGTCGGCCCGCACCTTGATGCCGAGGCTGTTCAGCAGGTCGACTGCTGCCTGTCCGCCGGGCGCGGTCACCGAGACGGGCTTCTCTCGCGGCAGTGAGTTCAGCTGGACCAGCAGGGTGCCGATCCCCGCGTTGGCGTCGTCGAAGCCCTGCACGTTGAGCCGGGTGACGACGTCGGACGGGATGAGTCCGTACGCGTCGGCCAGGCGGTTCGCGGTGTCGATCCCCATGCCCTGTGCGGTGAGCATGTCGATGAGCGCCTTGCGCTGGTCGATCAGCTTCTGTCGGGCGATCTCGGCCGCTTCGGGCACCGACTTGCCCTGTGCCTGTGCGGCTGTGAAGGCGGCGGACGCGACCTGGTTGAAGGCCTCCGCCTGTTTCTGGACGGCGTCCTGCAGCTCGGATCCGGCCTTGGTGGTGAAGTCGATTTTGCCGTTGGCGTTGACCGCCGCGGTCCCCGCCTCGGTCAGTGCTTCGCTGAGCTCGCGGATGTTGTCGGCCCACGCCTGCTGGGCCTCTTCTTCGGTTTGTCCGTCGGCGGTGAGCTGATTGAGCGCTTTCGCGAGCTTGTCGACCTTCGATGCGGCGCCGTCGGTCGACTCCTGGAACTCGGTCATCGCCTCGGTCATGGCGCCCGTCGATTGGGCTGTCCCGTCGAAGGACACCCGCACGTCGCCTGTGGCCTTCGCGATCTGTTCGGCCTTCATCCGGCCGTTGTCGTACTCCGATGCGAGGCGCTGGATGTCGCCGATCGTGCCGCCGAACGCGCCTTCCTTGATGCGGCCCGACTTGACCAGAGCGGCGTACCACTCGTCGACCGCCCCGCGGCCCTGGAGGATGACATCGATCAGTTCGCGCTGCGAGATCCCCAGCTTTTCGGCGGTCTCCAGCGCGTCGGTCTCGGCGATCTTCTTCGCCGCCATCGCCCGGATGCTGGAGTTGATCGCCCCCTTGGACTCGATGAGTGCTTCCGACCACTCTTCGGTCGCCGCCTTGGCTTCCTGCGACTTGGCCTTGTCCTCCTGCTTTTTCGCGATCCAGAAGCCGAGGATGGCTGTCGCACCGGCGATCGCCAGTCCCCACGGTCCACCCAAGGTCGCCATGAGCCCGCGGCCGGCCGAGCGCATCATGCCCATGGCGCCAGTCGCGCCGGTCACGCCGGAGGCCAGGGTTCGCATGTGAGCGCCCGCGGTGGAGATCCCCGGATTCGCCTGCCGCACATAGCCGAGCGCAGTCGAGTACGCGGTACCGAAGCGAGAGATGACACCAGGCCCCTGGGCCATGCGGTTCTGCAACAGGGTCTGCGCAACGCGCACGGCGACGATCGCCGCAAGCGCCGCCTTGAGCGGGCCGGGCAGCGAATTGAACGCCGACGCCAGTACACCTACCGTCGAGGCGAGGATGCCGATTCCCTCACCCGCACCGGATATTCCGGGCCCGGACAACAGGTCGATGAAGGTCTGCGCGATCGGCATGACCTTCTGACCGATGGTCGCGGAGAACTCTTCGAACCTCGCCTTGAGCGTCTTGACGCTGGCACCGAACTTGCCGTTCGATCGCTCGACGTCGCCCTGGGCGTAGTCGAGCTGCTCCATCATCGAGTAGTAGACAGCGGCGACCTTCTGCTGCTGCGTCAGCTGGGTCCCGGTCGCGGCGAGACCGTGGGCGTATGCGGCCTCCTTCAGGGTGTTCTCATCAAGCAGGACACCGTATTTGCGCATCGTCTCGGTCTCACCGGCGAACGCGCTACCCATCGCTAGGATGGCTTCCTCGACCGTCACACCTTGGAATGACGCGAGGTCGGCAGCCAGCTTCGTGGTCTTCATCGAGAAGGCAGCCAGGTTCTCGCCCGTCAGTCCGGCGGCCTTACCGAAGGTCGCGAACTGGACTGCGGCCCCCTGCGCCTCACGCTGGGACATGCGCATCGTGTCCGCCGCGGCGCGCCCCCACGCCTCGATCTGGATACGGCTGTCCCCGAAGATCACGTTGAGCTGGTTGGTCTGCGCGGCGAGTCGGCGTGCGTTCTGCACCGCGTCGGTGAAGAACTTCAAGGTCGCCGTCGCGCCGGCCGCGGCCGTGACGGTCTGCAGCGCCAGCCGTGCCTTGCTCGCGACAATCTGCAGGTTCGACAGGTTGCGGGTGTGCGAGGCAGACGCATCAGCGGCAGCTGTGTGCGACGTTGCCGCCTGACGGTTCGCCGTGTTCATCGTGTTCGTCACGCGCGCCGCGCTGTGCTGCACCTGCTGATACCGCGACGTGGCCGAGATTGCGGAAGCGCGCGCAGACTGCACACGCGCCTCCAGCGCCATCAGCTGCTGAGTGTTCGTCGCCCCAGTCCGCTTCGCCTCCGCGAGCTGATCTTCGGCAATTCGGAGACGAGTCGACGCAGCTTGCGAGCGGCTGTATGCGGCGGCGGTCGCGCTCGCCATCTGGGATGTAGTGCGACCTGTCGACTGCGCCTGCCGCTCCACGCTCTGGAGGTTCGAGCGCGTGCGATCGAGAGTTTGCTCGACCCCCGCATCTTCCGCCCGCAGCCGAGCAACCAGATCGGCGACGATGATAGCCATTACTCAGCCCTCCTCGTGGTGTTGAATTGCGGGATGAAGATGCGAATGATCGGCGCGGCGATCGGCGTGCCAGCCGCACTACTGATCGGGGGCTGTTCGGACGACGAGTCCTGGCGAACGACGGCCGCTGAGGGTGCCTGCGAAGATTCCGTCAAGGCACAGTTGAAGGACCCCGACTCAGCCGATTTCGACGGCGTCGACGTGGTCGACAACGGGGACGGGACCTACTCAGTGACTGGCCGGGTGAACGCCGAGAACAGCTTCGGCGGGATGACCGGTTTCCAGGACTTCGAGTGCGCCGCCCGCGATGACGGTGACAACGTCACTGGTCGGGCGACGCTCCTCGGATAGTGCGCCACGCGCTCAGGCGCGGGCCACGAAACAGCATGTCGACGACCTTGTCCTCGAACCACTTCCAGGTCCGCTCTCGGAGCACACCGCTCTCGACATCAATGCCGTAGACCTCGAGAAGGTCGTGGGTGAGAAACACCCACTGCTCGAGGATCTCCGGCCACGTGATCCTGGCGGCGGTGTTGGACTCGGGTGCGCGCTGCACGCTGTACCAGTCGCGCATCCCGGTTACTGGGTCGTAGTCTCCGCCGCCTGGGTCGTCTTCGCCGTACGCTTTCGGGCGCGGGTCGAAGAGGCCGTACCGCCCTTCGCGGAGGTGGCCTTCTTGGCCGCCGCTTTCTTCGGCGCCGCCTTCTTCGCTGCGCGCTTCGTGGCCCTGTTCGGGAACTCGGGCTCGGGTGTCTCCCCCGGTTTCGGGGGCACCGAGTTTCCCGAATCGTCCTCCGCCAGCCCGGTCTCCCAGAAGACTTCGGCGAGTGTGCGGCCCAGTCCTGCATTGAACAGCGCGGTCTTGCCGGCGTGGATGATCTCTTCCCAGGACAGACCGTCATCGGCCATCTCCTGGTAGATCCCACCCTGGTAGGAACCACGGTCGGCTTCGGTGGTCAGCACCTTCCCGGCGTCATCGACAGCGAAGCCGCCGGTGGTGGGGTCGGTGACGTTGACGGTCTCGATCTTGGGCACCCACTCGGCGCCCAGGAGCGTCATGATTTCCTTCAGCTCGCCCTCGTCGGTGAGGCTCACCGACGGGTCGCTGAACAGCAACCGCAGACGCAACCCGTCCTCGGCGTTCACCGACGGGATGGTGTAGGTCTTGCCCCGAATCGGTAGTTGCAGTCCGGGTTTGAAGAACTCGTTCAGATCTTTGAATCCCACAGGTGGCCCTCCTCGTGGTGTAGGTGAATGGCCGACCCCGGCCCCCTGGGGTCAGCCCTTGGTTACTGCGCTTCGAGCGCGGCGATGCGATCGGCGAGGCCGGAGATGACGTCTTGCATGTCACTGATCTCGTCGTGAGCGCCATCGACGCCTTGTTCGATGCGGTTGAGCTCCGCAGCGGTGATCGGGGTACCCCCGCCCGCTCCGTTGGCCCAGGTCTTCGGCGTGTACGCCATCAGTTACCTCCTGGGTAGAGCGCCGAGCCGGGGAAGAGGTCCGGCCCCGGCACGGCGATCAAGGGGTCGTGGTCCACTTGGCGATTGCCTGCGGCTGGCCCTTGCCGGTGAGGTCGCCCGACCACTTCTGCAGAGCCGGCGGCTTGTCGTCGCCCTTGGACACCTTGACCGTGGAGTAGAACTCGAACGCCTCGGGGATGCCGTCGGTGCGCTGGTAGCGCAGATGCGCCACACCGGCCTTGCCGTACGTCTCGGAGTGGTCGAGCAGCGCCTGCACGCCCGGGTCGACGACGAACGTAGGGTCCTCTTCGCCCTTGACGAGACCCGAAACGCTCACGGTGAAAGCGTTGCCGATCGGGAACTCCGACGCCCAGCCACCGGTCGACACGTCGGTGTCGTCCTCGGTGTTCTGTTCGAACTTCGGGCCCCACTGCTGGATGCCCTTGATTTCGGTCCATTCGGCGGGCTCGCCCGGGGCCGCGGTGTCGATCTCTACGCGGACCTGGCCCGACGTCGCCACCGACAGATCGGCGGTGTTGGTCGCCTTCAGCGGCGGGGTGGGTGTGGTCATGATCAGTCTCCTGGGTTGAGGCGGATGTGATAGTTGGCCGCCTTGGTCCAGTTCCCGTCATCGTCGGGATCGGCTGGTGCGGCGTGTGAGAACGTCACCGATAGCGGTGACACTCCTCCCGGCCAGGAGCCGGAAGTCAGGGTGTGCAGCAGGCGGAATGCTCGACGCTCGCTGCGGAGGACCGGACGCGGGTCGGGTCCGGGTTCACGGAACAGGAGCTGCACGAGGTGCAGCGGGTTGTGCTCGACGGTGAACACGTCCGGGTCGGTCAGATAGTGGTTGATCGCGACCGCGGAGGTGATGTTCTGCGGGAGCTTGCCCAGGGTGACGGCGGGCCGGTCGAGGTCGGTGGGATACGGCCCGGTCGGCCGGTAGAAGCCGAACTCAAGATCATCGAGGTGTTGCGCCAGCGATGACACCAGGTCGGCGGGATCGACACTCACAGTTGCTCTCTCATCGCCTCGGCGATGGCCTGCTCGATCGCTGATGCGTTCGCCAGGGCGGCGGTTTCGAGGAACTTCGCCTGCCCGCCGTTCGGGTGGTCGAAGTCGAGGCGTTCGTGCTGCTTCATCGCGTGCGGGGCGGTGTAGGCGACGGCCGCCCGCTTGCCCTCGGCGTCGGCGGTGCCCGAGTCACGCAGTTCGCCGTCATCGACGGGGACCAGATCGTTCGACTTCTCGAGAAGCGTGTCGGCGCCGGCCTGCATCGCGACGGTCCACGCGTCGGTGATCTGACTGATGACCTGGTCGGTGTTGTCTTCCAACGCCATCGGTCACCTCCTCAGTTGAGGTCGATCGAGTAGTAGTCGGGTGACTTGCGGAACCCGCCGACGTGGCGGGAGGCGGCGATGACGGTGCGCCAAGGCCCGTCGCCGACACGGACCTGGGAACCGGTGGGGATGTCGTCTTCGGTGATCGACATGCCGATCTTCGCTGCGGACAGCACCTGGTTGCCGCGGTCGTCGATGACGAGCCGGTTCGTGGCGTTGACGCGGCCCTGCAGTGTCACCGGGTCGGCATAGATCGGGCCGACCGCGCCGTCACCGGTCTTGCGGCGCACTGTGAACGGCTGGGTGAAGAAGCGGGCGAGCAGGTCAGCCATGGAAAGCCGGGACCGCGTGAGGGGGGCCCGCACACGCGGTCCCGACATCTTGGGCGCTCACAGGCGGTACCTGTCGAGCGCGTGACCGTAGGCGGCGCCGGTGTTGCGTCGCGCGCCCATCGAATCGAGGTCGGTGCCCCCGAATCCCAGTTTCGCGCCGTCGAGTTCGGCCGATGTCACCTTCGACTCGGTGTCGGCGGCGTCGAGGCGGTCCGCGATCATGTCGACGAGGACCGCCACGATGCTGGGTGGTGTCGCTGCGAACCCGTGCGTGAACGACACTGTCACCGAGCGATACCCTTTCGGCCAGCCCCGCACCCGGCGTAGTGAGCCATTGTGGGACCACTCGTAATCGCTGATCGGCTTATGGTCGGCGTCGACAACCGAGGTCACCGCGGTCACGTTCAGAGACGGCACCTGCAGCACCCGACGGCCGAGGTGGTCGAGCGTGACCACGTCGGACTTCGACGGGGCGATGTGCCAACCGCAGTAGTCGCGGATCGCGGCGGTTGCACCGTTGAACACGACGTCGTCGACCTCGCGGTACTCCTCGGGCAGATCGTTCTTAGCGATCAGCGGCGGGTGCGAGGAGAAGTCGATCACGCTCCGCTGGCGCCCTTCTGGGACGAGGTCGCGGCCGACTTGGTGGGCCTGGTGGCGGCAGGCTTCGGCTCGGGTGTGGCGGCGGCGGTCTTCGGCTCGGGTGTCGTCACCTTCGGCGAGACCGAGCGCTTCTCGCCTGGCGCAGCCGTCGCAGACTCCACGCTGGATCCGCCGGCGACGACGGCCTCGGAGCGCTGGGTGGCGACCTCGACGGGCTCGAACAGGGTCTCCCGCCCGGTCACCAGCGGATCGGTGGAATCGAACAGGTCGCCAGGTCGAACGACCCGCGGCGTGCCGTGAGCATCGCTGCAGGCGAACGCCTCTCGCGCGCGCAGTACTGTCATGACTTCTCCTCTGTGAGGTGATGGGACGCCGAGGGGCGGTCACCCGGAGTAGGGAGTGACCGCCCCTCGGTCGTCATCGGGTCCGGGTCAGACGGTGGTCGCGACGTTCAGGACACGGATGCCCTTCGGGTTGACGACGTCCGCACCCATGCGGGTGTAGGCGTACCAACCACGCTGACCGGTCGGGCGGTTGTTGTTGCCGAACAGGTGCGGGATGAACTCCACCGTCATACCGATGCGGTCGGCGATGACGTAGTTCGACAGGTCACCGAAGACCAGCACGTAGTTCGCTGCGGTGACCGCCGGGTTGATGGTGTCGTCCATGTCCTCGGCTTCACCGACCGGCTTGCCGATGAGCTGGTCCGGACGATCGCCACCGAGGTAGGCCCACAGACCGGCGCCGCCCGCGGTGTCGAACTGGCGGATCTTGCTGTAGATCAGATCGTTCGCCAGCCAGGCGGCGTTCGACCGGTACCGGGCGGGCAGCGCGCTGCGCAGGGCGTAGACGTCGGCGAGGGCGAACGTCTCGGGCGTCGCGGCGGCGACGATCGAGCCCGGAACGGCTGCCAGGGCAGTGACGATGCCCTTCGGCTGGTCGACGCCGGTGCCGGTGATGAACGCGGGTGCCTCAAGGTCGTCCTTGCCCGCGGCGAGCAGCTTGGCCACCTCGGCGGTGACGTTCTGCTCGTCCTCGAGCGCCTCGATCGAGATCGGCACGAAACCCTGCGCCTTGTGGACCTCGATGTCGGGCTGGGTGAAGGTCGGCGAGTCGTCGGAAACCTCCTCGCCCTCACCGTCCCACGACCAGGACACCGCACCGGCGGACACTCCGTGCCACTTGTCGCCGGTCGCGACGACCTGACGGGCGAAGCGTCGAATGTCGTTGCGCGACCCATCCGAGGTCAGGATGACCGTCGGGTCGAGCTGGAACGGCACCAGGTAGCCGCCGTTGGCGTCGGTCAGCGACATCGCGCGGACTTCTGCCATTGCCCGCGACTCTTCGGCAGTGAGGGCCTCGCGCTGGTTGCGGGCCAGCTTCGACCACGCGCGCAGGTACTCCGGCGAGGAGGTGAGCAGGCACTGGCGGGCCAGCGTCGAGTGCTTGTCGTCGAAGCGCTCGACGATGGTGGTGGCCGCCTGGCGGACGTTGTCGCTGGCGCCCTGCATCTTCGAGATCGCGTCGAGCGCGCGGGCCCGCATTTCGCCGGCGACGGCGCCGGCCTCGCGGCCGAAGGTGCGGACGTTCGACAGGTCCCACGGGTTGCGGAACCGGTGGTCCTCGATGCTGTCGGGCTCGAGGATGGCGTCGCGGTCGTAGTCGTCGCGCGAGCCCTGCGAGGTGCCGGGGGTGCCGCGCTCGATGCGCAGGCGCTGGCTGGCGGGTTGGCCGATCTGGCCGGCCGCCGACCGGACACGGGCGAGCTCTGCGGCGCGCTCGAGGCGCTTGCGGTGCTCGTCGACGCCGAAGAACTCGTCGCGGAGCTCCTCGAAGTACGCCTCGTCCTCGGGGGTCAGCGAATCGAGCTCGGCGAGCCGCTCCAGTTCGGAGTTGATCTCCTGCAGCCGGTTCACCGACTGCGAGTGGGTGAGGGTCGGGCCGCTGCGGGTGTCGTCACCGGTGTTGCCGTCACCGTTGCCGTCACCGCCCAACTGGGGCCAGATCGGGCCGCGGCTGGTCATACCGAGGGCGCGGAGTCCGGTGAGGGGGTGCACCGGCAGGTTGTCGATGGTGCTCATAGCTTCTTGCCTTCCTTGTCGATGTTGAGCAGCACGTCGCGTGACTTGCGGACCATCAGGTCGACGGCACGCATGCCGCGCTTGGACGGGCGCTCACCTACCGGTGCGGTGGATCGCTGCGCGTCACTGGTGTGGTCGACGTCCGGGCGCTCGACTACCTCGCTGGTGTCTCGCTGCGCGTCGTCGTCCTGTTCGGCCGCATCCGCGATGAACACGGCCTGCGCGAGCAGTTTTCGCTGCTCGGGGTCATTGAGTCGGCCCAGGTCGATCACCTGGGACCGCATGCCGACGGAGGTGTCGGCGTAGGCCGGCCACACGACCGGACCCATCTCCGGAACCTTCAGCTCCTTGAGCGTCCGGACCGGAAGTTCTTCGTCGGGCACATCCTCGTACCCGGTGGCACGCAGAACGGCCCACAGCTCTTCGTCGTCGCGGATCACCTTGCCGTCGGCGGTCTGCCACTGCTCGCGGACCACAGAGAACCGGAACGACATCCCGTCGACAGCCCCCGCGGCAATCGCGTCACGGACAGGCTGCATCAGCCAGTTGTCGAACACCCGACCAACGATGTGCGCGCCGCCTTCGGGCGCGAGATCGGGATCGACTTCCTCGGCGATCCGCTCCAGCTTCGCGATCGGGAGCGAACCGATCATCGGATGGCGACCGTGGTCGAACTGGATGCGAGGCGGCGTCTCTCGGAACGACCGCTTCATCGAGCCCGGGGCGATCGTCTCCTTGAACTTGCCCTCCCACGAGTCGATGATCGTCTCGCGGTTGAAGACTGCGCCGTAGCCGTCGAGGGTGAGACCGTCACCGCCCTCGTCACCGTCGTCAGAGGTGTCGCGGACCGCGAAAGGCGCCTCGCGCAGCACCTCTTCCGTCGGTGGCCGCTTGGCTCTACGCTCCATCGTCGTCACCTGGCTCCTCCTCGTCATCGGGATCCGGCGCGACGCCGGGTGTGGTGGTCGGTTTGTTCTCCGCGCCCGGTTTCTGGAGCTGCACGCTGTACAGGCCGGTGTGCTTGAGGAGGCGGAAGTCGTCGGCGTTGACGGCCGCGACAGCCGATTCGGGGGTGTATCCGGCGGTGATCAACGACGAGATCGTTGCGGCGCGGGTCTTCTGGATCTCGGCGGCATCCTTCTCGTCCTCGCGGAGGAACGGGACGTCGTCGGCGTCATACCAGAGCCGCACATCGTTGCCCGGACGCTCGATGATGTTCTCCATCGTGGCGGCCATGTTCTGCCACAGAGGGTGCGCGGTGCCGTCGGCCAACCGGCGACGCGCCTGCCCGTAGTTGGAGTAGGTCGCCGCGGCCAGGCCCTCAGACAGTCCGACGATCACCGGTGGGACGCCGGCCGCCGCGGCGACGCGGGTTTCACCGCCACCGCGTACATCCTTGAAATCGATGTCCTTCAGGTTCGATCCGACAACGGTCACATCGGCGCCGGGGTAGATCTGCAGCGTCTTGTACGCGTTCTCGATGCCCTGGTGGTTGTCGGCGAACTGCTCCACCCACCGCTCGACCTTCTCCTGAGTCGCGCCGTCCGCGTGCTTGATCACGAGGTTCGGTGTCGCGCCGTTGTCGAAGAACTTGCGCTGATGCCGAGTCATCGCGTGATCGGCCTGGATCTCCCGCAGGATCGGTGTCAGCCACGACATTCCGCGGTAGTTGGCGAGCGGATCCGGGATCGGGGCGTAGTGGGCGACCTCGTCGGCCAGCAGACCGACAGGGTCTTCACCGTCGGCCCCGCCGTTCGGGGTGTAAACGTATCCGACCTTGCGCCAACCGATCTGGCCCCGGCCGTCGGCGAGCATCCGCGGGGCGACGATGACGTCCACCCAATCCGGGCGCATCCGCACCAAGCTGCTGCCGTCGCGGAACCAGTAGCTGTTACCCGCGAGGCTCGCGTCCTGCTCGAGGCGCGACAGCATGTCCTGCGTCGTGCCGCCCACCCACGGCCGCTCGAGCACACCCAGCGCGGGAGTCGAGAACGTGTCCGACGGCTTCCCGTCGCGCAGACGCTGCCAGCGAAATCGTACCGACGAGAACAGCAGCTGCCGAACGAGCATGCAAGAGAACACGACACCATTCGCCGCGTACGCACCCTGGGCGAGGCCGACGAAGTTGTTCGCCGCCCGCTCGGTCGTCTGACCGGCCAGTGTCTGCTGAATGCCGCCGATTCCGGTGCCGAGACCGTAGCTCAGCCCGTTGAAGGTGAAGCTGTTGAACAACTCAGCGTAGTCGTCCATCGTCAGGGTGCCCTCGCGGGCCGAGTCTGTCGCGCGTGCGCCGAGCATCCGATCGATGAGTTTCACTGGCGGCCACCGGCGGCCGGGTCGTAGAACAGCACCGCGGCCGCGATACTCAGTCCCGCGCCGACGAGCAGCGCGACGCCGAGTCCCCACAGCACGAACGCGCCGGCCACCGCGGAGGCTGCGCCGACCGCAGCCAGCGACGTAGACACTCGCGTCATGCCATGAACCCCCAAACCTCGGTCTCGGGCTCCTGGTTCGCGATCGCTCGCGAGAGACCCATGATCAGTGCGACGACGCCGTCGATCTTGTCGCCGGCGTTCTTCTTCGATGGCTTCACGTTCCCGGCGTCATCCATGGCGACCGCGAAGTTGTCGACCATCCATCGCATCGCCGGATTTCCGCCGTGCCGCAGGACCGGCTTCTCCGGTGTGCCCATGCGGACGATGCGCTGCAGTTCCTTCGTCGGCCCGGACATCGACGCGAACCCCTGGCCCATCGTCACCATCGGCGCACCGTCATCCGTGAGCTGTGTGACCAGGTGGGTGGCGTTCCACCGGTCGTAGGCGATCTCCTTGACCTCGTAGCGTTCCCGGTCCCGGGTGATCGCGGATCGGATGAAGTCGTAGTCCTGGACGTCGCCGTCGGTGACGGTGAGAATCCCTTCCTTCGCCCACAGGCTCGCCGCGCCCGACGTCCGGTTGTCGAGCGAGTCGAGGTTTCCCTCCGGCGTCCACAGCCGCCACAGCGCGTCGTACCCCCCGTCGTCGTCGGGGAACACCCAGCACAGCGCCGAGAGGTCGTTCGTCGACGCGAGATCGAGCCCGCCGTAACAGATCCGGCCGTCGAGGCGAGTCGGGTCGACGATGCTCGCATTGTCGTCCCACTTGTCGACGTCCAGGTACCGCTCGGACTGCTTCGTCCGGACGTTCAGGTGCAGCCGCAGGTACGAGGCCATGTCGGCCGGCGACTGCTGCGCCTTCACCGCCGCCTGCTGCAGGTATGCCCGCGTCGGCGAAACTCCGAAGCCGGGGTTGGCTTTCCGCTGGGTTTCCTCGGACAGCGGGTCGTCGTCGGCCGCGGCGCCGAAGATCACGCCGAACGTCGCAGGGTCGTGCAGCACGCCGCGCGCGAGCTTCTCGACGAGGGTGCGTTTCCGGTCGTACGGGGTGTCCTTGCGCGAGTTGTCCGCGGTTGTGATGAACACGATCATCGGCTGGGACCGCGACCCGGTGCCGGTCTCGATCGCCTCCACCAGGTCGTTGCCCTTGTGTAGGTGGAGCTCGTCGACGATCCCGCTGTGCAGGTCGGCGCCGTGTTGGGCGTCACCGGCATTGGCGACCGGCTGGAAATACGAACCGGTCCGCTTGTGGACGATCTTGTTCTTGAACGTGTTCGTGTGTTTCCGCAGCAGCGGCGACTTGTCGGCGAGCTGCTTGACCGGGGCGAACACGAACTGCGCCTGATCGGCGGTCGTGGCGGCCGCGATGACCTGCGCGCCTTCCTCGCCGTCGGAACAGGTCATGTAGATCCCGATGCCGCCGGCGATCGTCGACTTCCCGTTCTTGCGCGGCAGCTCCACGTACAGCGTGCGGCAGATCCGCACCCACATGTCCAGGTCGTCGTCGAACTTCACCCACCCGAACGGCGGGGCCAGGATGTAGGCGACCTGCCACGGGTCTGGCTTCAGCGGCTGCCCCGCGAGGCGGCCCTTCGTGTGCCGCAGCGCGTAGAAAACCGCGATCAGCTTGTCGACACGTTGCGGGTCGAACCGTGCCCCTGGAAGGTCTCGCGGCTCCGGAGTCTTGAACAGCGGCGGATAGTCCGGCAGCGGAATCCCGCGCGACAGCATGTAGAACGCGACCTCGGGTGAGATCTTCAGCCGAGCCAGCTCGTCGGCGTCGGGCAGCTCTACATCGTCAGGCGAAAGGGTCGTCGTCATTCCCGGCCCCGTCATCGGGACCCGGCCGCGCCAACTTCAACTCGGCCGACGGCGTCAGCCCGAACTCCTGAGCCATCCCCCGCAACTGGCCGGCCGCCTCCGACGCCGCGACCACCGCAGGGTTCCGCTTCACCGCGCCCGTCTCAGTCGTGATCGACATCCCGTTGCGCCGCACATCCCGGATCGCGTCGACGTAAGTGGCCCACGTCTCGCAGTACACCGTCAGCGCCGCCCGGTCCTCCTCCTTGAGCAACCCCAGCCGCGTCAGCCCCGGGACGACGCGCTTCCACTCGGCCTTCGCCTCGCGCGACATCCACGTCGGCGGCCTCGGCGGAACCCGCCGGAAGTCCGGCGCCTTCGGAACCTTCCGGCCACCCGAGTCCCGACCAGGCGCACGGCCATTGATCAGCTGCAGAGCCGGGGGCGCCGCGGTCCGTCCCATCGCGCACCCCCTCCTCGAAAAAAGGTCCCGGATTCTGAGCGTGTAAAAAGCGAGC